CATGCTCTCCGATCCGAACATGACCGGCGCGAAGATCCGGCGTGAGTTCCTGAAGTTCGGCGAGGGCGTCGGCATCGACAACAAGGTCGTGTCGTTCACGATGCTCGTCGCCGGGCACCCCGACGTCATGGTGATCGACCGGGTGCAGACCCGGCAGCTGTGGGACGACGGCCGCTTCGCTGACCGCAACATCTACGACGGCGTCAAGGTCAACAAGAAGGTCGTCACCGGCACGGCCCTGGCAAACCTGACCTACGGTGCGCGCGGCCTCCTGGTCTACGAGGCGATCGAGCGAGCCCTCGGCGCAAAGATCCATGACATCTATGCCGCCGCCGGGCGTCCCCAGGACGCCAGCATTGGCCGCTATCACTGGGAGAGCTGGGTCGCCCACAGCCAGCAGGAGGCTTCGCACGGCAGCCTATCGGCAGTCCTGGGGGCTGTCAGAGCACGGCAGTCGGGAAGCAATGCTCCGGCCATCTCGGCAGTGTCGGCGAAGGAGGGTGAGTATGGCGGCTTCGCCTACGGCGCTCGATACGCGCGCGACGAGGACGGCATACCCTATTTCAGCTACACGACGCCGTCGGGGAACAGCTACGAGTTCAGCGTCCCGGCGTGGCGCCAGTTCCTGGCGGACGTGAAAAAGCGTAAGGCTAAGGTTGTCCCCAAGGGTTTCAAGGTAACGGAGTCGGGCAATGCCCCGTGGTACGAGCAAGCCGGAGTCAGCAAAGAAGCCCTCGACCGGCTCGCGGCCAGTCGGGCCGACCGCCAAGGGGCGGGAGCTGTTCGCGCGGCTGGGCAAGATCAAGTGGCCAGTGGATCTCACGGAGGAGCCGGAGACTGGCGAAACGACCCCATCATCCACCCCTCCGGAGCAGTCCTGACGCCTGTCGACCACGATCCGTTTGCGAAGGTCAGTAAATGACGACCATCCTCATCGTGATTCTCGTCCTCCTGCTACTCGGGGCCCTGCCAGCATGGCCCTACGCCGCCGGCTGGGGCTATTACCCCTCCGGAGCGGTTGGGATCGTTCTGCTCATTCTGATCATCCTGCTGCTCACCGGGAGGATTGCGTGAGCATCGACGTCGTCGCCGAGCTGTATGCGCTGCGCCCGCTGCACGGCGGCGCGATGTGGAACGAGATCACGCAGCTCGGCGAGCGCATTCGGGCGGAGCAGATGGCGCCAGAGACGGGCCTGGAGGATGACGGCGTGGTGACGTTCGAGGACGTGGACGCGGAGCGCGACCGACGTAATAACCGTGGACAGCGGCTCACACTGAAGAGCGGCAAGATTGTCGATATCGCCACGGCAACGAGGGCAGACTTCGACAATATCAATTTCAGCGCCGACACGGCTCTGACGCTGATCGCCAAGACCATCCCGGTGCTGAGAGCGACGATGGAGGCGATCTTGCCGGAGCCGACGGGGCCGGCTCCTAGCTACATGGAGTTCCGTGACTTTTACCGGGAGCCAGTCCAGGTCACCTACCACGAGATGGCGGAGATCGAGGTCCGCATCACCGACAACATCGTTGCGGTTAACAAGGCGGCGCACCTCTTGAAGGACATGGACCCGGACATCCCGGCTGACTACACCGACGACAAATATTGGCCGACGATACCGCTGCCGCCAGAGAGGAGCTGAAGCATGACCAACGAAGAGATCATCGATGAGCTTTACCGGCTCCGCTCGATGGGTGGCGGCGCGCTCTACAACGAGCTGACCGAGCTAGGTGAGCACATCAAGGCTGATGATCTGGCGACGGCGCCGAAGGGCCCTCCGGTCGTCCGGGACGTGCCCTACGCCCAGGAGGAGGGCACCATGCTCACCTGCACGATGGGTAACTGGGAGAACGAACCGACGGCCTACGCCTACGCCTGGACCCGCGACGGGCTGCCTGCCGGCTCCGGGGCCTCGCATCTGGCATCCGCCGGCGTGTGGGCCTGCACGGTGACCGCGACCAACGCCAAGGGCTCGACGGCAGCGCCGCCGTCCAACGAGGTGACCGTCGAGTGAAGAAGCGGCTGCGCAGGTTTAGGGATTTTGTCGGGCCGACCCCGAGCGCCATCCGGAGTGCGGCCGAGCGTCGGACAATGGCCTACATGCACGCGGCGGCCCGACGGCGTCACATGAAGGAGTTGCACGAGGACATGGTGGCGCGGCAGCAGGCGGTGCGGCAGTGAGGTATCTCACCCTGGTGGAGAGCGTCCGCCTCGCGCTCGACCGCAAGCGCCGGATGCGCCTGATCTACAAGTGGCGGCATGGCCTCCCGCACACTCACCAGCCGCGCCACCGCGATCGTGGCAAGCTCCAGTTCCTCGCTCACATGGGGATCATGGCATGACCGATGTCGTCCAGCTCAAGACCGCCTACACCAAGGAGCAGGCGGACGTCATCGCCGTCCTGGAGCACATGCTCGACATTGCCAAGGAGGGCAAGGTCAGCTCGGTCGCGGTGGCCTATGTGCGCGCCGATCGCATGTCGTGCTCGCATGCGTGGTCCTCGTCCTCGACGACGCCGGCCCTGGCTGGAGCGATCTCGGCCTTGCTGCTCCAGCTCCAGCTGCACTCAATGCAGCAGGCGCGGCATAATCCCGACGCGGACGGTGCGCCGTGACCGCCAAGCTCATCCGCGAGACGGCCAAGGAGCTGGCCGGCGCCTACTACGAGGAGAACGCGCGCTCCGAACGTTTCCGGCACTTCTGGCCGAACGTGAAGACCTTCATCGCGCGCAACTGGCCCTCTTTCGGCGAGCTGGCGATGACCATCCTCACCGACATGCTCCGGCGCAAGGAGAGCGAGGTGCCGGAGACGATGAAGGCCGCGATCTACGAGGCGCTCCAGGAGAACGCCCAGGAGGCCGCCAAGCGCCGGCCGGAGAAGGTGGGCCGGGGCCCGATGATGCTGCGCCCCGACCAGCCAGGGACGATGGAGCAGCACCTGTTCTGGAGGAAGTGATGGGCAACGCACTGGTCAAGGCCGAATTGAAGCGCACGCTGGCATCCAAGGCCGGCGGAAAGGGCGGCAAGCTGTCGCCGCCGGCGCCGAGAGGTCGTCAGCAGGACGAGAGCGAGAACGTCAAGAAGGCGAAAGCCGCCGGCAATGGCCTCGACGAGGAGCGCGGCGAGAAGGCCGCTGCCGCCCTCCGCACGCTCATGGAGAGTCAGCGCATCAGCTCGAACAAAGAACTCATGGCCGACGTCCATGCCCACGCCGCGGCGCACATGAAGAGCATCAGTGAGGTGCTCTCCGGCCCAGTAAAACGCAGGGGGAAGTGACATGCCGCCGATTGATCCACTAGCCGACCTCAAGGCCGAGATCGCCGCCGAGGCCGCAGTCGCCGTACCCGCCGCTGAGGAAACAGCAGCCGAAGAGGCCAAGCTCGCCGAAGAGGAGGCGCAGGTCGCCGCCGAAGAGGTTGCCGCCGTCGCCGCCGAGCCTCCCGTCGAGGAGCCAGCCAAGCCGCCTGCGAAGAAGGGCAAGAAGACCGCCCCCTCCGACGAGGATCGGATGGTGCCGGCCTCACGGATGAACGAGTACGCGGTCCGCGTCAGGCAGCTGGAGAAGGACAAGGAGGAGCTTGAGAAGAAGCTCAACCCGCCGGCCGACCTCACGCCGCAGCAACGCACCGAGGCGCAGATCCGCGCTGAGACGCGCGCCCAGGTGAGGCTGGAGATCCAGCTAGAGGCATTCTCGGCCGAGGGCTCGGCGGCCTACACCCAGAAGGCCTTCGACGCCGCCTGCGACAAGATCGCCAAGTTGATCAACGGCCCGACCAACCTCGTCGCCCTGGCGATCGAGGCGACCGGGTCGCCCAAGGATGCCGCCAAAGCGATTTACGCGATCGGCTCGAACGACGCCCCGGAGATCGAGGCGTTTCTCAAGCTGTCTCCCATCCGGCAGGCGGCCCACCTCGCCAAGCTGGTCACGACCAGGAAGCGCGCCGCTGCCGAGGAGGAGGAGCCGGCGCCCAGGCCGCGCCGCCGGCAGGTCGAGGTCGAGGAGGAGGAGCTAGAGCCGCTCACGCCCCTCAACGGCACCAACGTCGTCAACGAGAGCCTGGGCGACGATGTGCCGATGGATGTGTGGGTCGAGCGCTTCGACAAGCAGATCTTAAACAAGGGCAAGCTTGCTCACTAGGCGGCGGGGGGCGTAAGCTCTCCGCCTCGCCCCCGGTGAGCGACATCACCGAGAGGCTCGTAAAATTCCCCGCAATCGAGCAGCGGGGCCGACCGGCAGGATTGCCGAGGAGCCCGTAAACCCTCCTGGCCTCGGGCACCGGAGTGAACCCTCACGTCTCACTCTGTTCGGAGATTGACGCCGCATGGCCGGCAATCAGATCCTCACCATTTCTATGATCACGAGGGCTGCAGTAAGAATCTGGAAGAACACCAATTTTTTTATCCAGAATGTCAATACGCAGTACGATGATCAGTTCGCGCGAGACGGGGCCAAGGTCGGCACCGCCCTCCGCATTAGACTTCCCAACGAATACACTGTTCGTCACGGTGCTGCGGCCCAGCCGCAGGATACCAATGAGCAGCAGATTGTCATGACGCTGTCCACCCAGGACGGTGTCGACGTCAGCTTCAGCTCGGTCGAGCGCACGATGCAGCTCGACGATTATGTCGAGCGGATCCTGGCGCCGAAGATTGCGTTCTTGACTGCCGATGTTGCCTACACCGTCATGGCAGGCCTGGAAGGGTCGGTCGCCAACTACGTCTCGAACGTCGATGGCTCCGGCGCGGTCATGTCGCCGACCCAGTTCACGGTGCTCCGCGCTCGCGCCGCACTGATGAACAACTCGGCGCCTCCCGGTCAGCGCAAGCTCGTGTTCGCCCCCAACACCGGCGCTGGCATGGTCAGCACGCTATCTGGCTTGCTCAACCCGGCACCGGCGATCACCCGCCAGTACATGGAGGGCACCATGTACGACGCGCTCGGCTTCCGCTGGTTCGAAGATCAAACCGTGATCCAGCACGTCACCGGGAGCTTCACTGCCGGCACGGTGGCGGGCGCCGGCCAGACCGGCGTCGCGACGGTCGTGACCAACGCGATCACCGGGACGCTCAACCAGGGTGATTTCATCACCTTCGCGGGCGTCAACGGCATCAACCGCCTGACCCGCCAGACGCTCGGCACGCTGAAGCAATTCGTCGTGACGGCGAACGTCCTCAACGGTGCGACGGCGGTGCCGATCTACCCGGCATTGGTGGCCCCGGTGGGTGGCGTGCCGGTGCAGTACCAGACCGTGACGGCGAGCCCAGCAGCGGGCGCGGCGATCTCGCTCGTGAACCTCGCCAACGAGGTCTACGTCAAGAACCTCGCCTACCAGCCCGACGCATTTACTATGGCGACGGCCGACATGGAATTGCCGGAGGGTGTGTGGGAGCGCAGCCGGGCCGTCTTCGACGGCATCTCGATGCGCTCGATTCTCGCCTACAACCCGCAGACCGATCAGGCGATCGACAGGCTCGACGTCCTGTTCGGCTTCCTGGGGACGCGCGGCGAGTGGGCCGTCGCAGTCGCCGACCGACCGTAGTCGGACGGTTAATGGAGCGTAATGGAGGCTCGGTTCGCCGGGCCTCCGAACCCATGTCGAGGACCATCCGATGCAATTGAATCTGCCCGAGGGCATGACGCCGCAGGCGATCATGGCCGCGCTTCAGTATCTCTCTCAGCAAGCCGCGCAGGCTGCCTACAAGCGACCGTCCGGCGTCCTGCCGCAAAGCATGATCCGAGGGGTCAATCAGAACTACACTTACGAGTTCAAGCCATACCCCAAGGCCCTGACGCCGCCCGACGTGATCGTCGCCGACGACAAGGAGGAGAAGGCCCTCCGGATCAAGTGGCGGACGCCGCTGCCGTGGGCGGTCAATGATCCGGAGCAGCGCGAATTTATTGCGGAGTATTACCAGCTGCGTGAATATCCGCAGCGCATGACGCCGCCGCAGATCATCGTCATTGACGAGAGCCACGAGGCTGCGGTCACGGCGGCGTGGCGCGCGGAGTACGGCGAGGATGCCGTCAGGCTCTATCCCGCATGGTTCTTCCACGCCTCGCAGCCGCCCGCCCTGGTCGGCAGCGCCAAGGAGCTGGAGAAGCTCGGGGCCGGCTGGCACGACACGCCGGCCAAGGCCGTCGATGCCGCACGCGGGATCAAGCCCGCAGTGCCGGCGTCCGAGGAGCTGGAGCGCGCCAGCTTGATGAAGCTCGCCGGCGACCTCGACATCAAGGTCGACGAGCGCATGAAGACGCCACGCATCCGGCAGATGGTCGTCGCCGCCCAGGAGAAGATCGCCGAGCAGGTGATCTGACATGCCGACCGCTCGGGACGTCTGCACTATGGCCCTGGAGGATGCAGGCCTCACCGGCCTGGGGCTGACCCCGAGCGCCCACGATATCAATCGGTGCTTCACGCGCCTCAAGGACATGCTCGACCAGTGGCAGCGCATGCGCTGGCTGATCTGGCATCTCGTGCCGACCGACATCCCGATGACCGGCGCACGCTCCTACACGGTCGGGCTCGGCGGGCAGTTCAACGTCGCCCGCCCCGATCGCCTGGAAGCCGCGCGGATCATGCAGAACAATCCGCCGGTCCCGGACCAAGTCGGCTGGCCGCTCGAAATTGTGCAGAGCATGGAGGCCTACAACAACATCCGCCTCCAGGATCTGGGCAGCCTCCCTCGGTACGTCTTCCTCGACACGGACTGGCCGCTCGCCAGGGTCTTTTTCTGGCCGCTGCCGTCGTCGGCCTATACTGGCAGGATCATCACCAAGCAGCAGTTCACGGCGCTCACCAACCTCAGTGACGTGCTCGACTTTCCGCCCGAGTACAATCGGGCGATACGGTTCAATCTCCAGGACGAGCTGCTGTCGGCCTATAAGCTGCCGCCGGACGAGTTCCTCAGTGCTCGCGCGGCCGGCGCGCTCAACGTGATCAAGAACGCCAACGCCCAGATCCCGGTGCTCAAGCTCCCGGCCGAATTGGTTCGGAACGGCATCTACAACGTCCTCACCGACAACACGATCTGAGATGCCCCGCATCCCGCTCCTCGGTGGTGCCTATCAGTCGCGGGCGATCATCGCGTCGTCGCAGCGCTGCATCAATCTCTACCCCGAGAAAAATGAAGACGAGCAGGCTCCGGCTCCCGTCACGCATTTCCCGACGCCGGGGCTGGTGCGCAAGGGCACGCCGCCGGTCGAGGGGACTGGGCGGTGCTCCTACAGGGCATCGAACGGCGAACTGTTCTGCGTCGTCGCCGGCAACGTCTACTTCGTCAACCAGTTTTTCGCCTACACCCTGCTCGGCACCATCCCGTCGCTCGACACGCCGGTGATCATGGCCGACAACGGCCTCGCCGTCGTGCTCACCGACGGCACCCCGACCAGCTACGCGATCAACATCCAGCCCCAGTCGCCGGCGCTCAGCCCGCCGGCGCAGCCGATGCATTCGTTCGGGGTGATTGCCGACCCGACCTTCATCGCCAACGCCTCCTCCGGGGTCAGCCATGTCGGCTACACCGACACGTTTTTTGTCTTCAATTCGAGCGGCCAGAATTACTGGTTCATTTCGCTCAGCCTCGTCACCTACGGGAACCTGCGCAAGATCGATACCTACGCCACCGCACCCATGTGGTGGGCCTTCGATCCGCAGGACTACGTCAGCAAGATCGGCTCGGCCGACCCGGTCGCCGGCCTTGCCTGCATGCACCGCAATCTCTGGATCCTCGGCACACTGACCGGAGAGGCTTGGTACAATTCCGGTTCAGCGGACTTCACCTTCTCGGCCCTGCCCGGCGTCTACAGCGAGCGCGGCTGCATCGCGCCCTACTCGATCGCCACCGAGGACAACAGCGTCTACTGGCTGTCACGATCGCGCCAGGGCAAGTGCATCGCCCTGCGCTGGGACGCCAGCTTCCAGATCGAGGAGATTTCGCAGCCTGGCATCGACGCCATCTTCGGATCCTTCGTCACATGCGACGACGCGATCGGCGGCTGTTACCAGCTTTTCGGGCACACCTACTACATCGTCACCTTCCCGACGGAAGGCCGATCGTTCGCCGTCGAGACGAAGTCCAAGCAGTGGCACGAGCTGGCCTGGACGGGCCTCGACGGCCTGGAGCGGCATCGCTCGCAGGGCTGGTGCCACGCCTACGACATGACGTTGACCATCGACCGCGAGAACGGTCGGCTGTACCAGCTCGACCCGCACACCTTCACCGACGACGGCGGTCCGATCACGCGGCTCCGGACCATCCCGCACATCCTCAACGAGGGGAAGCGGGTGCGCATCGATCGGGTGATCGCCGACACCCAGGGCGGCACCCTCGGCGGCGCCGTGCCGGGGCCCTACTCGAAATCGATCCAGCAGATCATCGCCGACCTCGCGCTGCCGACACCGAAGCTCCTCCTGGAGGCCGGCTCGCTGGCGTCGTGGCCCGGCTCCGGCCAGAAGTGGATCGACGAGTCGGGCAATGGCTACGATTTCTTCCTTGGCACTGATGGGACTGTCGCGAGCGCCGATCCGGTCTTCAACGGGGTGCCGGGCGGCATTTCGCTGAGTGAGCACTGGGCCCTGAGCGGGTTCCAATACTTCACCTATGACGCCGTCAGCGAGCCGTGGATGAACGCCATTCACCGGGACAACGCCAAGGCTTCAGGAGTATTTCTGTTTTATTATCCTGCACCAAGTCCCACGTTCTCCTGTTTTCTGTATGGTAATTTTCTAAATACCCTGACCAATATTGGGTCTGAGTTTGTTGTGTACAACAACAGTCTGGTGTTTGCCGTCGGCAATGGCAGCGGCACGTATTCTTACAACCAGCCGGCCGCAGCCACCCTCGGGGCGGGGTGGCACGTTGGTGCATTCAGCATCGACGAGGCGGCCGGTACGTTGACCATCATGACCGATGGCGTTGTGGAGGTTTTTGCGGGGGCGATTTACGCCGCGCCGTCTGCCGCGGCTGCGAGCTTCCCGCTGCAAATAGGAGCCGAAGGTGGCACGACCGGCAGCTTGCTTCCGATCGGTTTCAATCTGCGTTCGGTGGTCATGTGGCAGGGCGTGGCCCTGACGGCAGCACAGCTTGTCGCGTTCAACAATGCCGTCGTCGCCAATGACCTTTTGCCCAGCCCGCGCTTCGCGACGCCGCAGATCTTCCTGCGCGTTAGCTACGATCGCGGCGGCACCTTCCAGGACGCCCTGCCGGCGTCGATGGGCAACGAGGGCGAATACGGCGAGCTGCCCTGGTGGCCGAACCTCGGCATGGGCCGCGACGTCGTGTTCGAGCTGAGCTGGAGCGCGCCGATCGACACCGCGCTGAACGGCATCTTCCTGGAGGCCACGCCGGTGGGCACCTGATGGTACAGAAGCCTCCCGTCTCGCTCCCCTCGCAAGTTCTGCCGCTCGTCGACGAGGATGGCCGCGCCACCGAGGGCTGGTACGGATTCTTCGTCAACCTGACCTCGGCCGCGACGCCGCTCGTGCAGATCACGGTCGGGGTTAGTCCCTTCATCTTCACCGCGTCGCACGCCGGTTTCGGGCTGATCATCGGCGGCGTCGTCTCTTCGGTGGGGCTGAAGCGGCGGCGTGTTACTATCCCGGCTGTCGGCCCCGTCGCTGGGTTTTTCCCGGTGTCCCAGAACGATCAGCTGATCATCACGTACACGGGGCTGCCGGTGCTGTGGTTCGTCCCCAACGGCAACCCGTCATAGGAGGCCGGCATGCCCACTTGGCTCATCCCGCTCCTCGCCTCCGTGGCACCTGCCGCCATCAGCGCCATCACGCAGATCTTCGAAACGAAGAAGGCGGCCGACACGCAGTCGAGCGCGGCGGCCGACGCCACCTCCGCCGAGCTTGGCATGTTCGCGACCGGGCAGGCTGCCCTACAGCCCTACATCTCGGGCGGTGCCAAAGACCTAGGCCTCCTGACCGGCACGCCAGGACACCCTGCGGTGCCGGCGCACTGGGCAACGGCATCGGGCAAGGACGTCGTGCGTGGCGCCAATTGGCATCCGACGCCGGCCGTCCAGGCGACCTGGAAAAACCCGCAGGGCCAGACCGTCCAGATGGCGCCGGCCTGGAAGCCGGGGGCGGCGCAGAAGGGGTGGGTGTTACAGTCGCCCGGCGCGGCGGCCGGTCATGCCACCCCGTCGAAGTGGGTCGGACCCGGTGGCGCGATCGTCAACAAGCCGTGGAACTGGAAGCCGCCAGCCGGTCAGGCTCAGCACTGGACGCTGAAGACGCCCGGTCAGCAGCCCACCGTCGGGTGGACCCAGAAGAGCAAGGGGTCGGCGGCCACCGCAGGCACGGCCGGCGCGCTGCAAGACACCTTCATGAAGCCGATCGTCATGGATCAGGCGGCGCTGGAGCAGACACCGGGTTACCAGTTCCAGCTCGCCCAGGGCCTCAAGTCGGGTGTCAACGCGCTGACGGCGCGCGGCCTCGGCCCGACCTCCGGCGCAGCCGTTAAGGGCGCCGAGACTTACGCCGAAGGCCTCGCCTCGGAGAACTACCAGCAGCAGTTCTCCAACGCGCTCGCCAACAAGAACATGGAATGGACCGCGCTCTACGGCGCCGGCCAGCTCGGCGAGAGCGCGGGGGCCCACGTCGCTCAGCAGGCGGCCACGACGGGGGCGAACGTCGCCTCGAATATCGTCGGATCGGGAGCGGTCCAGGCCGGCGCCGACATTGCGACAGCGAACGCGGTCACCGGGATCACCAACACACTGTCGCTGCAACAGCTGGCAGCGAACCAGAGGGCGCTCGCCCAGATCAGCCCGCCCGCCACCCCAGCACCTACGGGATAGCCGCTCATGGCCGACCCCCTCGCCCTCATGCAGCCGTACCTCCACCTGGATCAGCCTGATCCCCTGGGGACGGCCACCAAAGCGCAGAACACGCTCATCCAGGGCCAGACGATCGAGTCGAACAACCGCACCCTGGAGGGCCAGCGGGCGGCCGGTGTCGCCGTCCAGCAGGCGACCGGCCCCGATGGCACGCTCGATCCGGAGGCCATGTACGGCTACATCAGGGACAACGTGCCGCCGGAGTTCCAGCCCGCCGCGATGGCAGCGGCCCAGGCTGCCGAGGCACAGGCGATCACCAACCGATCCGCGTCTGCCAAGATGCAGCAGGAATCGATCGGCTACGCCGGACAGATGGGTGGAGCCTTCCTTGCGTCTCACCCTGGCGGCGTCAGTCCAAAGGATGCGAGCAACTACGTCAGCGACCTCCTTGCCAATAAGTCGATCCAGAAGGTGACCGGTATCGCACTCAGTCGCCTCCTGGCGCACGCTGCTGACGACAATGAGCGCCGTACGATCATCGCCCAGCAATTCATCAGCAGCCTCGGCCCGGCCGGGCAGGCGGTGCAGGTGCCGGTGACGATGAAGGACGGCACGCCGGGCTTTGTGACCGCCGGCGGCATCGTCTCGGCCGAGCTGGCGCCGCCCAAGCCCAAGCCGCTGCCGCTGCCCTCACCAGCCGGGGCGCCTCCGGCTCCTGACGACGCAGGGGCGGCCGCCGCCGAGCCCGATGCCGTTGGTGGCAGCGCGGTGGTATCGGCGGGGCAGAGCGCTGCGCAGGCGACCGTCGCGGAGGGGGCTGCCAAGGTCGACGCGGCTCAGCGCGACGCGGATCTCATAGCCGCCAACAAGGCGCCGCAAGACGAGGCCGACCTCAAGAACATGTTGACCGAGGCGGCGCGCATCAGGCTAGGACCGTTCACCGGGGATCTGGCGCACTTCAAGGCCGCGCTGAACCAGATCATCCCCGGCGCCGGCGCGGACATCGAGGGGACTTCCACGGCCGAGGTTCTCATGAAGACGGCGGCGGCTTTCGCGCGCCGCCAGGGCGCCGGCGGGACCGACATGGATCGCGGGCAGGCGCTGATCTCCAACCCCAACCCGCAACTGTCCAACCTCGGCATGAACCTGATCATCCACCAGCTCCTGGGCAACGTCGAGGCGGCCAAGATCAAAGGCCAGGAGGTCCGCAAATACGCGGCCGGGTCGAAGGCGCTGAACGACTTCTATGGCCTGTGGAGCACCATCAACCCGCAGGTCTGGCAATACGTTTCGGTGCCGGCCGACGAGCGCGCCCAGCTGCTCGGGGCCGCGTGGAACAAGAAGACCCAGCGCTGGGATCCTGTTCCCGACCCGCTGACGGGGGAGGTCAAGCCGCTGACCGAGGACGACATGACTCGGTTGAACGATTTTGCCGAGGACATGAAGGTGGCTAAGGGGCACGGGTGGCTGAAGGGCATCACGCCGAATCCCAAGCTGATACCGGAGCCCACGCCATGATGCCGAACGCCCTCCTGGATCAATCGCAGCCCCTGCCAGACGCCCAGGCGCCCGACCCCTCCCAGGCGCCGCCTGATCCGTCCCAGGCCGCTCCTGACCCCTCCCAGGCCCCGCCCTCCCAGGCCGCAGCGACGGACACCGGAGAGCCGGGGACCGATCCGTCGGCGCCAACGCTCGCCAGCGCGGGGATCGACCCGGAGAAGATCAAGGACGCGATCCACAAGGTCACGGTCGTGGACGCCAAGCTGTCGAAGATCCTCGACACCTCGACAGGAGGGAAGGTCAACCGTGGCGATGTGGTCGATGCGGTGATTCAAATCGTCGCCGAGGGCATCATGAGCCCACAAACGGCGGCGGGCTTTCTGGCCGATATCCCGGAAGATCCGAGTGACATCCGTGAGTGGGTCCAGAAGCACGTCACGGAAGCACAGACGGGTCTGGCGCAGCTGGTGTACGCGATACACGGGTCGGCTGGCGATCAGGAACAGGCGCAGGCTGGCGATCAGCAGCCGCCGGATGACCAAAGCCAGGGCGATCAGGGCCAGCCGCAGGCGGCATAGGAGGGCAAGATGCCCAATTTCGAGGCCGACGATACTGGTGGCGGGTATGCCGCCAATACCAGGGCGACCGTCAGCCCGACGTCGGTGGCCAGCCCTGACTGGAGCGGCGGCAACTCGCTGACCAGGGCGTCGGTGCCGGCCTCTGCATCCTCGCCGGCCGGCGGTGCGGCTGCGGCGTCGAATGGGCCCCAGAGCAGCGGCGGCTGGTCGTCCACACCTGGGTCGGCCGCCGGTAGCTCGTCCATCACAGGCTCCGCAGGGCTGGCAGCCGGATCGATCGCGACGCCCGGCAGTCCTGCGGGCTCGATAAGCGGCGGCGGAGAGACGCCGGTGCTCGGTGGCGGGAGCCTCGGCGACACGCTGGCGCCGTCGCCGCCGGTGCCGCTGCCGGTGCCACGGCCGATAGCCGTCGGGACAGGGGCCAATCCCAACGACGAGATCGGCCGCGCCTACGTCAAGAACCTCCAGACGATGCTTAACGACCGGGGCGCCAACCTCAAGGTCGACGGCATCTTCGGTCGCCTGACCAAGGGGGCCCTCGGCGCCTTCAAGCACGCGAACGGCATCCGGAGCTGGGCCGGCATGGCCGACGAGGACACGCTCGCGGCCCTGGCCGGGCTGCCCAAGCAGAACAGGGCGCCAGGGCCTCCGACGGCCCCGCTGATCCCGCCGCCGGGGCAGCTTCTGGACCCGGCATTGGCTCCGTCGAAGAACCCAGCTGACCTCGGTAACACAGCCGATCAGGCTGATCTCAGGAAGACGCTGATCCCGCTGGAGCCGGTGAAGCCGCTGCCGGGCGGCGTGGTGCCGCTGCCGGGTGATGCGGCGTTCCTTCAGCAGCATCCAGAGTTCGCGCCGCTGAGCACCGTGGAAAGGATTGCGAAGGGGGCCGACATCCTGACGCCGGTCGAGGGTGGCTATCTCACCGAGGCCGAGAGGCTGCGCGGGCAGACAGGGGCGACGCCTCTTCCTCATCCGATAAGCACCCCGAACGCTCTGGTGGCGGCGACGGTGCCCTACGGCCGAGGGGTCGACACGATTGGGCTCGTTCCAGGTGGGCTCCCCCAGGGCGCTCCGCCAGCGCCGCAGGAGGCGAAGATCGAGACGGTCAAGCCCGTGGTGCAGCCGGCGCAGCCCCTCACCGATGCGGAAAGGACGCAGGTGAGTGCGTACAAGGCGAGCCTCGGCAACGATCAGGTGCTTGAAGACGAGGCGATGATCGAGCGGCTCGGCGTCAAGGATCCCGACACCTTTTATAAGGCGGCAATGGATCGTGATCTTGCGAGCGGGAGGTGGAGGGTGCCTGCCTCTGCCAAGGCTGAGCCGGCCAGCCTATCGCCGGAGTCATCCGCTCCAGCTAAAGGAGAGCCGGGGCTTTTCGAGAGAATCCAGCAGGGCTTTTCGAGCGACATGCGCAAGCTCTTCGGCGGCGATGAGCCGGCAGCAGCGCCTGCCACGCCGGCCAGCCCGAAAGCCGATAGGGCTGTGCCATCGCTCACGACCGAACAGGCCCTGGAGAACAGGGCGTGGTTCGACAGCTCTCCCAGCCCGGTCAGGACGCAGATCAGAAGAGCCGTGGACAAAAACGGCACCGATATCCCGACCGAGGTGGAGCGCTACAGGCAGGAACATGGGGAGAGGGGTGGCGGCAAGCAGTCCTCGCTTGACAGTCGCGCCGCCGGACAGGTGGCCAGCGCTGATGCTGGTTTCGTGCCGGCCGGCTCTACTCTCGACCAGGAGATCGCGGCCAGGGGTGGTACGCCGACCAAGCCTGGGCCGATGGGGTTCGAGTTCGGGAAGATTCCGCAAGACACTGGCGGAGGCAAGCTCGCAATGGTCAGCGAAGATCCTGCCCGTCAAGCCGCGATGGAGGCGGCCGATGCCACGCCCCCGTTGACCGAAGAAGAGCTGGCGGCGCAGAATAAGGGCTACGAGCCGGGCGCGGCGAAGGAGAGCGACATGCGTGCCCTCGTCTCCCTGGCCAAGGTAATCAGTGTCAATCGCGACCGGCTCAATCAGCTGCAACCGCAGGGCTCGCAGAACGTAGAGGATCGCCGGCAGCGAGACGCTGCGGGCAATCTTCTGCCCGACCCCACGCTCACCAGCGTGGCTGGCGTCTACCGCGAGATTGGCCGGGACGGGAAGCCGACCGGGAATCTGCTCTCCACCGGGAAATATCTGCCAAATGGCAGCACCTGGGCCCCCTGGGCGTCGCGCGCTGATGCTCTGCAAAACGGTGGTGGTGTGTACAAGGATCCGGAGGGCCGCTTGCGCCGCGTCGATATAAATCGAGCGATGGCACTCTGATGGCTAACGCGCTCGACGACTACGACGTCACTCCGCCCGGCGCGGCAGCCCCGCCCCCCGCGCCGGCTGTCGTCGGCGCCCCGGAGCCGGGCAGCAAGGACAACTACCAGCGAGCGCCGACGGCGCCCGGCGGCGGCCCCAACGCGCTCGACGACTACGACGTGGGGCCCCCGCCATCGTCGCAGCCGTTCGAGGTCAGTCACCCACTCTTCGGACAGGCTCCCGGCGATCCTGTCCCAGGCGTGTCTCCGACCTTCTGGCAGCACGCTGTCGAGAACGTCCCGATGGCGGGCGGACCGCTCGGTGATCTCACCCGCACTGCCGGCGGTCTGAACTCTCCGGAGGAGGTGGCGAGAATCGAGGCAGCGCAGGAGGCCGGCACCAGGGCGCATCCGATCTGGGCCAAGGCCGGCGACATCGTCGGCGGCGTCGGCGGACTCGCCGCCATGATAGCGGCGGCCCCGGAAGCCTTCGGGGTGAAGGAGACGACGAAGACGGCCGGCGCCGCCCTGGGCGGCACCTCCAACCTCCTCGTCAAGCGCATCGACGACGAGATCAGGGGCAAGAAGCCTGACCCGACAGAGCTGGGCCTCACCGCCGCCGGCGGCGCGCTCGGCGGAGCCTTCTCCGCCGCTCTCAACGGAGTGCTCAAGCCCGGCCTGGAGGAGTTGGGCAGGGCGGCGGTCATCGATCACAAGATCAGACTTCCGGCCGGCTTGATGTCGGACAATCCGCTGCTGGCGAGGCTGCCCAGCCAGCTCTTGACCGGGCGCAGCGGTGCCCTGGCAGTCAATGACTGGCACAAGGCGATCACGGCGACGATCGGCTCGGACGCTCCCAGGCTGACCACCGGGGTGCTGGCGAAGGCCAACCAACGTCTCAACGCCGCTGTCCGGAGCCTGCCTCCAGGCGCGACCATCGGACAGCACCCCGAACTGATCGAGCAGATGCGCAACGTGCGCGTCCTGGAGAACGTGCTCAAGAAGCATCCCGACGGCATCTTCTCGCCGCAGCAGTTCAGCGAGGCGGTCCAGGAGGGCGTCGATGCCATTGCCAGGAACCGCAGCGAGACGTTCGCGCTCGATGGTGGCGGAGAGGTTGCCAAACTCGCCAAGATCGGGACCGCCTTTCTCAAGTCGGAGCCGGCTCCGGGGTGGGACAGGGCCGCCGTGTGGCATGCGGTGAGGCAGGGGCTCACCACGATAGCCCCGGCAGTCGGGCATCATCTCTACACGCACGGCCTTTCCGTGCCCGACCTGACGACGGCCGGCATCATCACCGGGGCGGTGACCGGGGCCAAGCTTCTCGCTCGTGGCGCCGGCTCGCTCGCCGCACGCAGCTCGGGGATCACCAAGGCCCTGGTCAGCGAGGCGCCGTCGAGAGCTGCCGCCATAGCCCGGCCGGTCGTGCCGGCGCTCATTCAACAGTCAGTGCCGCTTGCCGAGAGCTACCTGTCGCCGGCAGGGCCACAGCGGAACTTCATCACCCGAACGAGGCCGCAATGATCGCCTTCCTTCTCCTGCTCTTGCTGGCCCTCCCCGCCGAGGCAGCCACAACGCTGCTCCCGCCCGGCAAGATGTGCCTCGACGACGCCAACGGGAACCCGCTCACGGGCGGCACGGTCAATTTCTATGTGCCGAGCACGACGACCCCGAAAACAACGTGGCGCGACGCCAATCAGATTTCCGCCAACACCAACCCGGTGGTGCTCGACAGCGCGGGTTGCGCCGTCGTCTACGGCGAGGGCGTCTACCGGCAGGTGGTCAAGGATAGTCTAGGGAACCTCGTCTGGGACCAGTTAACCGCTGACACATCAGGCGCTGTCGGCAGCACACTGCCCTTCTCCAACCCTGGCGGCCGGCTGACACTCCAGAGCGGCGTGCCGATCATGAGCGGCGCCGGGCTCGCGGGCGCCGCGATCGTCTACTACACGCCGTACAACGGCAACAACGTCGAGGTCTACAACGGGTCGGTCCTGGTCCCGTACACCTTCGCCGAGATCTTGCTCTCCCTCGACGCCACCAACAGCCACGTCGGCTACCAGCAGTCTGGGAAAAACTTCGACCTCTACATCGTCGCCGACACGACGGTCGCCCCGACGACGCTGCGGCTGTGCTCGGGGCCGGCGTGGTCGACTGACACGGTCAGGAGCGGCCCGGTCGACATCACCTACACGACCTACGGGTTCCTCGCCAACTTCAGCACGATCACCTGCCGCTTCGGCACCGGCGTCAACGACATCCTGTCAATCGCCCCGTGGGAGGGCACCTACGTCGGCACGATTCGAGCCGTGGCCAACGGGCAGACGTCGATGGTGTTGCGGCCGGCGCAGGCCTCGGGTGGAAATCCACCGCTACTGTATGTATTCAACCAGTACAACCGAGTATCTATGACAGCAACTAACCGGGATAGCGGCGCCCCATATACTTACTCAACGTCGGTCTATAGAGTGGCCAGGGGAAGTGCAAACAACGTTATTCAATATGTATACGGTGACATTTCTGATGGGGTTAATATAGTATATGCACAGACCTATCAGACCGCAGCCACCGCGTTCACCTCGCTATCATTTTGCATCGGAGTAGATACGACTGGATCGTGCTTCGACAGCAATCAGATTTATTACCAGCCACCAGTTGCGGCAGCTCTAAACGGGGGCGGCGTCTCTTCTCTTGCGTTGAGCGGCTTACTAGGGTTTCACACTATCTATGCATTGGAATGGTCCACCGCCGTAGCGTCGTTTGACCAGGCCGTGGCGACATTAGCGGCCACGATCAGGATGTAGCCGCCAGATAGGCCTCCAGGGCCCGGCGCATGCCCGCCAGCAGCTTGGTGTCCTCGGGGATGGCCGACGGGTCGACGTCGAGCTGTGCCGCCAGGGCGAGCCTCAGAGCGGGCTCGCTGATGGTGACGGACTCGCGCCGCCGCTGGATGGCAGTGTCGTAGGCGTCCTCCAGGTCGGTCATTGGTCCCACCCGACGCCCATGTCGATCATGAACCGGCGCAGCTCTGCCTCGGCCGCCTTGAGCCGTGGTCCGCTCAAGGTCGTCATGGTGACGGCTCCCGCGAAAAAGAGCTTCCGCATCTCGTCCCGTGCCTGCGGATCGATTTCCTTCGGTTCCACAACCCGTGTCACCAGCGACGCGAATGTGTCCTCGATCGGTGTCATGGTCATGCTCTCACGATGACCCGCTTGAAGCCGGCGGCGCGAAGGCTAAATTCGAGCGTCTTGTTTTGAGGCGATAAGGTCTTGCCATTGCGCCACGCGCGTACAGTGCTCGCGGATACTCCGCACGAGCGCTCGATTGCTACGGCAGGCATGCCGTTGATGCACTTCAGTACGTCGCCAAGTGTCGGATCTGCCTTGTGTCGTGTGGTCACTTACATCTCCATTGTTTGCCATTGTAGACCGTGCGCTTGCCGTACCTGACGCATAGCGGCTGCGGCTGCCCCTTAGGCGCCGTCGCGGCAGGAGCTGCTGCTGGTGCCGCTGCGGGGGGTGGCTCCGGTCGCGGCGCCGGCGTCGGCAGCCCATCGACGATCGGCTGCTGCTCCGGTGAAAACACCAGCGGCGGCACCTCGTCGGCGTTGAGGCAGTAAGTGTAGGCCTTGCGGTAGAGGAACCGTCCCGCCGCGACGTCGACCCAGGGGACGCCGAGCAGCCGCCGCAAGGCCGCCGCGCTGGTCTGGGTGGCGTAGGAGCTGCACCCGTCCATGTCGGCGGCGTGGGCCGCGAGCGGGAGCATGACCAGGAGGACAAGGGCGCAGACCCTGATCGTCATCTCGTACAAAAACTTCGGCTTGGGACGTTTGCGCCACCAGTCGACGATCTCCATCGCGGATGATCCGCTCAGCCAGACCTCGATTGGAGATGGTTGTCCGGTGGTGATCCCCAGGTGTCTGGCGGTCCACGGAGAGCAGAGCTGACGTGCGCGCTCCCGGCTGACCTCAAAATGCTCTCCTATCTCCCGAAGGAGGAATCCTGCATCCCGCATACGGAGAGCCGCGCAGCGGCGGTCCCAGTCCCGCTGCTTCATGGCCACGCGCCTCGGCGGGGCCAGCTGCTCCCACAGTGCCGGCCTCATGCCTTCGGCCCCACGAAGATCGACGGCGGCAGCGGGATCGGCATGTCGTGCGGGCGCCAGATGTGGAGACAGTTGGAGTGAAAGTTGATGTGCTCGGAGGGCGGAATGTGCAGCTGCATCGCGTACTCATCGTCCCTGAAGAACGACCGCTTGACGAACTCCATCTCGGTCCAGTTGGGGCAGCGGTTCCTGCGGCTCACGCTGACGTGATCCCAGCCCATATCGGCCGAGGCAACGACGCGCATGTTGGCCTTGTCGATCGGCGACGGGACGATGAACGCCCCCGCCGCGTGGTCGCCGGTGTGGCCGTAGAACTTGACGACCTCCGGCCCGACGTCGCGCCACTGGTCAAGCTCGTGCAGGTTCCTCATCAGATCACGTCACCTTCTGCGGTCGTTGGGGTGGTGGGCTGCGCAGTCAGGGCATCGGCCTCCTCGGCGGTGGCCTTCAGCTCGGCGGTGATCGGCTTGAGCTGAATGCGCTGCTCCTTGGTCAGCGTTTTCCACCAGCCCTCCATCGCGGCGCGACCCTCGGTCGCCTTTCCGCGGGCCGCCATGACTAACGTATTGGAATCATAGAGCGCATCGGGCGCATCAGGCGCAGCTGCGCTTGTTGCCGTAGATGCGGCTTGACTTCCGCCGGCAGCCCACTGCGCGAGCTGCTCGCCGATCGTCTCGGAGAGCGGCAGGCTGTCGGCGAAGATGGTCTGGAACTGGAGCGGGAGCTTCATCATGGTGCGCTCGCCGGGCTCCTCGCTCTGCCACGTCGGCACGCCATTGGCGCGAGGCAGGAGCAGGCACGAGGCGGTCATTTCAAACACAAACTCCTCGCCGCAAATCGGCATCCAGCCCTGCGGCACGATCTCCATCTTGCCCTTGTCGTTCTTGACCATCTTCACCTTCTCCTTCGCCCTGAAGCAGAAGATGAAGCTCGCCGGGATCTGGAGGATGCCGTTGAGCAGGTCGCGCCTCTCCGCCTTGGGGCGCTTCCAGGCCAGCATGTTCACCGACTCTTTCCCGCCCAGACGCTCGAACTCCCTGTCGTGGTAGTCGAGCATGCCGCCGGGGCCCTCATGCTCGTGGCTCATCGAGTCGACGATGATCACCTTGGCCCCCTGCGCAGCGCAGTGTCGAATGGCCGCGAGGTAGTCGAGGCTCCTGAAGGGCGCGTCGAATTGCAGGTGCCGGAAGGTGAACTTGTCAGCGTAGTGCAGCATCCTGCGGGCCTCGGTGTCGATGCCGTAGATGTCGCCGCCGGTCACCCGCTGGATGCCGGTCGCGAGGCGGAGCGCGGAGAAGGTCTTGCCGCCACCGCTCGGCCCCATGATGCCGAGGAGGAGCGGGACCGCCTCGCGCACGGCTGGCTTCGCGGTGAACTCACGAGCAGGGACGTTCATTTATCTGTCTCCTGTTTGCCGAGGTTCGCCTCGGCGATGAACTCGACGGCGCCGAGGCGCTCCATGCTGCGGCCGAGCTGACCGCAGCCCCTCTGGTCCCAGTCGCCGCGGCAGGCAACCTCGACCCCGGCGATGCTGGCCTTGTGGCAGATGAAGTGCCCGTCGGATCTGTTCAGGTCGCGGATCAGCTGCTTCCGCCGAGCCGATCGGACGATGTGGTTTGGCCCATAGAGGCACTGGTCACAGCGCTCTGCGAGCACCATGAAGGTCATGGCAGCTTCCTTCGTCTGGGATTGCGGAGCTTCTCGATCATTGCGTCGAGCCTTGGGCCGAAGGGCAACATCTGTCGCAGCGTATCTCTCTGCTCCACCGTCAGCTTGCCGGCGAAGCGGACCATCCAGAAGACGATCTCCTCTTTGCCGAAGATCGGAAGAGCGTCACCGTCAGGGCAGATGTCCGCGAGGCTCAGCCCAATGGCTTCGGGCGATCGGATCAGCTCCGCCTCGTTCATGGCAGCTTCCTTCGCTTCTTGAGGCGCCCCAAATACAGGAGCACGGTCGTGTGATCGCGGTGCATCCACCGGCCGATCTGGGTTGAGGTGTGGCCCTCGGCATCGAGCGCGTGGGCTATCTCGATGCGTGCCGCCATAGCTGGAGCGCCCCTGGGCCCTCTGCCCCTGGCAAGAGCCTGCCTGAAGGTGAGCCCGTGCCGCCGGGCAATGTCGTCCGCCAGGATCCGCCAGCGTGGCCGCCACACCGGTGCCGGGACGACGACCATCTCAGGCGTCATGGGCGAGGGCCTCCTGCACCGCTGTCTCGGTGAGGAGTCTCAGGGCATAGCGGTGCAGCGTCAGCTGGATCGCATTGACCTCGGCCTCTCTTCCGGCCTCACGGAGCTTCTCGATTTCCGTGTGGCACTCTTCAGCCAGACGGCGGACCTCACGAGCGTCGCTTTCCTTCCACTCGGTCACTCCTGGGGCTCCAGCATCTCGGCTTTCATTTTCCATGTCGGAATCTCCGGATTTTGGTCGATGAGGGGATACGCTGGCCAGCGGCCGGCAGCCATGCACGTCGTCCAGATGACCTCGGCGCGGTCGAGCTGGGACCTGCCGATCGTCATGTGCGCCTCGGTCATGCGAACGATGCTGAGCGCGTAGGGCTCGAAATTCTCGACGGCGACGAAGCGGTGCTCGCGCCGACCCGCGTCCTCAGGGTGGAGGTAGTCGAGAATCCTCTCGTGCATGGCGGCCTGGATCGGCCAGTCGGCATCGACGAGGTGCCGCCACAGCTCGTCCGGCGCGCAGGAGCGGCCGGAGGTTTTGAGATCCCAGAGGCGCGTCCTGGAGGGCATCCAGTCGATCATGGCGCGGAGCCAGTAGGGCGCACCGTCGCCGGGCATCTGTGCGATCGCCACGACCTCGGCGGCGCGCGTGGGGTCGGGCTCCTCCCAATCGGGGCCGTAGCCACGCTCGCGCAGCTGGCTGTAGACGGCCCTGATCATGTCAGTGGCGCGATCAAAGTCTTTGCCGAGCACACCGAGCTTGCCGGCCTCCAGGGCGGCTTGACGGGCCTCCCCCGCGACCTTGGTGCGCCAGTTCTCGTAGTCGAGCACCTCCAGCTCACGCCCGCGCCCGAGCAAGAGCCGGTGCGCGATCGTGCCGATGTCGTACTTGGTCGGGTCGCTCTGCTCCAGGTCGGGGTTGAGCCTGGGGTGGGCGAGCCGGGCGTGCGCCGGCGACTGGCGCAGGAGGATCTTCGCGATGCTCTGCGTCAGGCTGGGCTCGGGCGTCGGGTCGGCATAATAGTCATCCGGCTCGATGCCGTAGTGCAGGCCTGTGCCGAGGGTCACGCCTGCACCCGCGTGTAGGGGCCCAGCCGGCGCACGACGGCGTACTCGCCGGCCGATCGGTAGAGCCGGGCCTGGGCGCGCAGGCTCCGCCACTGCGAGGCGTTGATCTTGAAGCGGTGGGTCCAGGCGATGCTGCCCTTGGGCCGGTAGACGATGGTCAAGGTCATGCTCTTGCCTCCAGGTGTTTGAATCGCGAGCAGCTGATCCAGCGGTCGCCGATCGCCAGTACGCAGTCGAAGCCGGTGTGGCGCGTCGCTGCGGCGGGGGCCGTCGGCGACAGGGCGACCCCGCTGGTGCCCACCAGGGCAGCCAGGACGAGGCCGGCGTGGAGCCAGTTCACTCTGGTCTTCCTTTCCTGATTTGCTCAGCCAGGGCTAGTCTGATGCGCTCCCAGGCCACGCGGCCGGTGTCGAGGAGGGCGTCGATCTCAGCCGGCGTCGCACCGGCCTTGAGGCCCGAGATGGAGGCGAAGTGGTCGACGCTCTCGTAATTCCCAAGATTCCGTTTGAACGCGATGGACACGGTGACGGTGGGCTCGCTCATGCATCGTCACCAGGGTGGACGTACTGTGAGCCCGGCACGGCTCCTCCAAAGGCGAGGGTCTGCACGCCCGGCGGATCCGCCTGCCGGTAGGCGAGGTTGAGCGCAGCCTGGAGGGCGCTCAGCCAGCGCTGCCGCTCGTCGAACGGCCACAGGGCACCGGGGTCCGGCATGGAGTTGATCAAGGCGGCGATGACCGGGCTGGCGAGGCCGCCGCGTATTCTTCGTGCTCTTGGCATGCGTGCTCCTTGGTTAGCGGTAGTGGGTGATGCCGCGAGCATCCGTCCACTGTGAGTAGTAGCTCTGGTCGGGGACATAAGGGTGGGTGACGAAGTAGAGGAACCCGACGACGAGCACGGTCAGGAACAGTGTCGCGGCGGGGCGGACGATCATGCCGATGCCCCAGACGATGATGACGACGACGGTGCCGAGGAGGAGGTGCATCAGCCGCGCCTCATCTTGCTGAAGGCACGGCCCACCAGCCCCAGGATCGCCTCGTTGACCTCGCCGCTGTCAGGCCAGTGCTCGTGAGCAACGCCGGCGAGGATGATCGCGGCAAAGCGCGCCACCGCATTCATGACGCGGGTGGCGTCCTCGGCAGTCTCCTGCCGCTCTGCATTGAGCCACGTCTCGAACGCCGGCCATGCCGATGAGGCGAGGAGGCGGCCGAGCGCTTTTATGTCGTCGTCGTCGTTCAGCAGGCAGCGCTCGATGAAGGACTGCGGGATGCGTGACCGGCCGGCGATGATCTGCTCGGCGCCAGCCTTGGCCTCGGCGAGCGTGTCGTAGGTGTGACCGGGCAGCAATGTCTCCTCGTCGTCGCGGGCGAGGTGGAACTTACGGGTGCGTTTATTCCTGACGATGGTGATGTCCATGTTCCTCTCTCCTCGGGTGGATAGTGCGCCCACGCTCACCGATTGGCAAGCGTGGGCGCATAGTTATCGGTTACCCTCCACGGTCACGGCGGCCAGCTCCAGCTGGACGAGGGCCTCCAGGGCCGCGGCGAGTTCCCTGGCGTCGCGGACGCGATTCTTGCTGCGCCAGCGATAGCCGATGAGGTCGCCGAGGATGCGCTGGGCGATCACCTCGTAGTGGCTGACGCCATCGGGCTGGGGGAGCCGCTCGATAACAGTCCTCCAGGTGTCGACGGTGCGTGGGTCTAAGGTCATTGCAAGTCTCCTTGGTTGGTGGCGGGGCGCCAACGCCCCGCCGGTGCAGGTTCTCTCAGAAGCCATACCGCTCGGCGCAGATTGGCCCCACGCTCCGAGCCACGCTCTCCGGGTCGCTCAGCTCGCGGTTACAGATGGCGCACCGGCCGAGCACCTTGCCGTGGGCGATCGCCGCCTTGGCCGGGTCGCTCGCGACCGCTACGATCTGGTCCCGGCGGACATCGTCGCAAGCGGAGACGCAGCGGAACCGACCCTCGGTGATCTTGCCGAGGTACTGACCGTCCTCCTTCACATAGATGCCGCCGGGATTCTGGCTGCCCGGCTTGGCCGGGTAGAACAGGTAGTCGTGATCCAGCACCTCGGTCGCCACGCCGTCCACGACGGGCCCCGGCTTGGTCGTGGCCAGCCGCAGGGTCAGCTTGCCCAGGCCGCTCGCCGCCGCCTTGGCGAACGCCTGCTCGATGCGCTCGACGGAAATTTTCGGGGCCGTGGCGACACGCTGGCCAGCGGCCTCGATCGCCGCGGCGCGTTTGGCCATGTTGGTGCGGACGGCGGCCAGCTGGGGCTCGGTCAGATCGCCGTACTGGGCGATCTTGCGGCGCAGGCTCTGACCGAAGTCGCTGCCGTTGCCTTTGGTGACCTCCCACTTCACGCGGTCCTGGATCCAGGCCCACTCGGCCGGGAAGGCGACCTTGAAGGCCTCCAGGTTCTCCGTCTCAGTGCGGGCCTTGCGGTCCTGGGCCTGGACGCGGGCCTTGGCGCGGACGGCAGGAGCTGTCTTGAGATACTTGCCGCGCGTGCCCTGGCAGGCGAAGCAGATGCCGAAGCTGCCGTAGCGGCCGGTGCCGCCGCAGCGTCCACAGCCCTTCCAGTACAGCTTGGGCTCCTGGACGGGCGCCTGGAGGGCGACACGCGCCGGCGCGGCCAGGATCTGATCCAGCTCGTCGCCGAAGCCGATGTCGTCGTTGAAATCTTGGGTGGTCATTTTCAGTCTCCTATCGGGTCTGGCCGCCGCCAAGCGGCCTCGTGTTTCTTATGCGCCCGCGCTCAATCGCGAGTCAATAGGAATTATGCAAGGACGCACGCCGGCCGGGTCGAGGGGGGCTCTGTGCGGCCGGCGTGGGCGGAGCCGCCCCAGGGGAGACTTGATCCCAGGGCGGCCCCTATCAGCGCCGCTGTTGGCGGTTCGGCGCCGGTTCCTACGCTGCCTCGGCGAGCACCTTCCACTCGTCGCGGGGCAGCTCGACAATCTCGCCCCCCAGGCGCTCAAGCTCCGTGGCGCGATCGTAGTCGGCGACGTCCTGGGCCTGCCGCGTGATCGCGTTCAGGAGGCCGAACCGGCTGAGGTCGGCGCCAGCGATCAGGTGCTTCAGGATGCCCTTTCCCTCGCCCTCGTTGAGGCTGTAGCGCTTGCTGGCCAGGGAGATGACCTGGACGGCGTCCTCGATCTTGTCGGCCTTCGTGCCCTCAACCTTGTCGATAAGCGAGTCGAAGTGGACCCGATCGAACGCCGCCTTGGTGACGTCGGTGATCGCCGACCAGACGGCCGCGTCGTTCAGCCGGCGGCTCTGGTCGGAGAGGAGGGCGTAGACCTCGTCGCCGATGTCGTGCCGCTGGCCGACATGGTACTTCCGGCTGGAGCGCTCGCCGAAGGTCGCGAGGTTGCTGCACCAGGAATCGTAGTAGCCGACCAGGACCGACAGTGCGCCCTGGCCCACCTCGCTGTTCGAAATGGTGATCGCCGGGGCCGCGACGCGCACGATCGTGTGGCCGCCGTCGCCGAACTCAGCCCCGGTCTTGGCTAGCTCGCGCGTCACGCGCTTGTCGACGCACTTGAGATAGAGCCGGCGATCAGTGATCTCGGACGACAGAATGTCGAGGTCCAGGTCCGTCAGCACCGGCAGTACCGCTGCGGCCAAATCCTCGTTTTCAAGCGGGCGGTATTTGTCCGACAGGAAGGCACGGGCGGTGCCGTCGAGCGTCCGCACCAGCTGCTTGGTCGGGTGCTTCTTGAACCAAGCGTTGATGTTGTTGGCGAGCAGCTCAGGGGCCTCCTGCTTGCAGCGGTCGTAGTACTTCGCCGGGATGGCGAGTGCATCACCGATCTGTCGGTGGGCAAGATCGTTGATGCGTGTCGTTAAGTCGCCGACGCGGAGGCCGATCTCGCCGTCGGGCCACGCGAAGACCTCCAGCCTGGAGGTATCCTTGATAAGGTAATCCTTCTTCGCGGCGGCGCGGCGCGCGATCTCGGCCTTCAGCTCGTCGAGTGTCTTTCCCTTAGCCATGATATGAGTCTCCTTGTTCCGATCGTGGATGAAGCGCTTTGATCGCTTCGGGACAGGGGCTCTCGATTCTTGGTGTCGAGAGCCCCCGCGCCACTGCGGTCAGCCGTCGATGGTGCGGCTCGATTCGGCCAGCACGGCGTCGATCACCCGCCACCCGTGGCTCTCCCAGCGGCCGATGCGAGGCTCCTGGTAGCTGTTGACCTTCACCGTGTAGCGTCCCACCCGCAGCTCCGGGGAGCTGATCTTGGCAGCATCCTCGCCGGTCGCCGGCCACGCTCGATCGTGGCGCAGCATGTCGTATGGGAAGCGGCCGCGACCGCTGACGAAATACTCGTACCAGTATTTGGGCCGCTCGCTGGCCGCGAGGCTCTCGATGCGGACAGGGTAGGGCAGTGCAGGCATGGTCAGTCTCCTTTGGTTGAGGTTGGGGCTCAAGCGGGCTAATTGGCCACGGGCATCTGGCCGCCGGTCCAGACGTAATTTTCGGGGCCGAGCCTGACCGGAGCCACCTGCTGGTTAGGCATCCGGACATTGGCGGTGACCCCCCAATTGTGCACCGCCTCGACGACCGCAAGGCAGCCGTCGAGGGGGCGCCCAGGCATGACGACCAGGACGACGTCGCCGGGCTTCACAGGGGCACCGCCTTGCCGTCAATCCAGGCGTAGTTCACCGGGTCTTCCGACTCGGCCGCCCGGTGTGCGGTGGTCAGCGTCCAGCGGCTGTAGAGGTCGCTCGCGCTGTCCTTGGCCTCCTGCTCGGTGGCAAAGCGGAGGGCGTTGGTGTGCCACTTGTCGCCCTCGCCCTTCACCTGAACCTCGGGTTTCCAGCTCACGCGATCTTCTCCCATGTCTCAGTCTCGCCCAGGCCGCTGCTCTGCCGGGTCCGCCGGTAGAGCCTCCCGCCTTTGAGCCTCTTCAGGAACTCGCGGGCGTCTTTCTCGCCCTCGTCATGCTCCGTCCAGGCACCGCAGTCGGACATGCCGATCTCCGGGTTCCTGGTTAGGATGACGTAGTCGATCGTGGTGGTGGTCATCAGCCTGTCCTCAGTGTGCCGCCCTTGGCGGACTTGGCGACCCAGCTCGGGCCGCGGCCGTGGGCGCGCTTGGCATCGTAGAGGACGCGCTCGACGGTGCCGTCGCGGTGGTGCTCAAGCGCGACCCGAGGCGCCGGCCACTTGTAGGCGTTCGCCACGAATCCCTCGGGGTACTCGCGCACGCTCTCGATGCGCGGGTCCAGGTCGAAGATTTTCTGGATGTCGGTCATGTCAGTCTCCTTGGTTGGATTGAGCCTAGTGAGAGCCCCACCTCCGGGGGCTCCTGCTAGGGTCACTCAGGGTTAGCGGTGAGCCTTGAGGCCCTGCGCACGCGCACCAGCAGGCTCGTGTCGAATTGCTGCGCCCGGTAGGGCCGGTCACCGCCGCCAGTCTCGCGGATGGTGCAGGCGAGGCCAGCAAGGCTGACGACCTCGTAGGTCGTGTCGCCGACGCGCCCGCCGTACTGCTTCACGCGGACCTGATCGCCGACGTGGAATTTCTGTCTCTTAGCCATGTTCAGTCTCCTTGGGGGTGGTGGGGCCGCCGCCAAGCGGCCCCGTTGGGGTTAGCGGACGATGGTGAGCCGGTTGACGGCAACCCAAGTCCGGAGGTTACGCGGACGATCCGGGGCGGCATGCCACTTCACGCGGACGCGGTCCTTGCGCCACTGGGTGCCGATCTCGACGACCGTGCCGGTGGGGAAGTTCTTGCGGGTCCACTGGTCTGGATGAAGGACGGTGGTGCCGATCTCGATGGTCATTGGAAGTCTCCTTGGTTGGTGCCGGCCGCCAAGCCGGTGTGACGCCCTTATGCGCCCGCGCTCATTCTCCTGTCAACAGGCCCAGGCAAAAATAATGCGCCGGCGCTCACTTTCCTTGCCGCGCCCCGAAATCGTCCCCCCAGTTTAATCGTGGCGGCTATTCTTTTTGCCGCGTCTGTGCATGGCCCGCGCTTCCTGTGGACAGGGCGTTGACCCACCGTGCGCCGGCGCATACCCTCCCGCAACCAATGAGGTGACCGATGGACGTCAAGGCGGAAGTTGAACTGATGGAGGAGCGGCTGCGCGAGAGGGGCATCCCCGTCGCCGACGTGCTGCGCGACGCCGGCATCGCCGCGTCATCGTGGCAGCGCTGGAAAACGACCGGGCAAGTGCCGCTGACGAGCACCTGGGAGCGGACCAAGGACGCTTACCAGCGCTTGGTCAGGCGCCGGTGATGATCAGGGCCCGGCGCCTGGAGGCGTGGCTCAGCGATTGGTTCGAGGACAACCCCGACCCGTCCTGCACTGTAGGGAAAATAGATGGTGAGGTGGTCTTTCTCGATGACAAACAAGACATCTTCTCGATCAGCCTCCTCGCCAAGGATCTCGCCGTCGCGCTTGCCGAAGCGGGTCTGGAGCGTGATTGAGCGGGTCGCCGCCGGCCAGACCCTGGTCCGCACGATGATCGACGGCCTCGCCGTCTATCACTACCGGCCGAGCGGCCGCGAGGCTCCGACGATCAGCGCCGAGGAGGCAATCGCGAGCGGCGAGCTGACGCCCGGCGGGGACGGCTTTTGGGCAGGGGCGGACCAGACATGGACACGCTAGCCAGTGAGCTGCGCGAGGCCGCCGAGGCGATCGACCGGGCCGCTCACGGGGCGCGCTGCTGGTCGGTAATCTCCGAGGCCGTGAACGCCTGCACCGACCACATCCTGATGATAGCGGCCAACATCGAGCTGCGCGCCCGCATTCACGAGCTGGAAGCCGGTAACTACGACGATCCGATGACGATCCTTGCCAGGATCACGATGGGCCCGGTCGAGCGACGTGTCGCTGTAGCCCTCGCGAGACGGTTCGGCGAGTGGACGACCACCGAGCATATCCTCCAGGCAGCCTATGCCGACCGCGCGGACGGCGGCCCGATCAGTGCGAGGAACACCCTCTCAGTGACGGTTCACAACCTGCGCCAAAAGCTTAGACCGGAACGGCTGACAATCCAGGGCGCGCCCTACTCGGGCCGGAGGATGATACGGATATGATCGAGCTGGACGCCGCCGAGACGATGGCGCGGGCGCTGCTCGAAATCGTCGGGAGCATGCTCGACAAGGGCGAGATGTCTACCCCGCTGATTCTGCACGGTGCGGTGCGCCTGATTAAGCTCCAGAAGGCCGAGATCGATCGCGCCCGCAAGATCGAAGGCCTCGCCCTCGCCCAGGTCAAAGAGACGACGGCGGTCCTCGACCTCGTCAGCCTGGAGCGCAACGAGCTGCGCGCCGAGCTGGCCAAGTTCAGAGCCCGGCTCAACGACTTCCACGACGTTCCGCCGGAGCACGAGGCGGAGCCGGCGACCTTCCATCGCGGCTGGGAGCTGGCCGTGCGTGCGGTGGCGCAATGACCTCGCGGAAGGATAACCTGCGCAGGGCGAGGAAGCTGTCGAAGATGAGCCGGGAGGAGCGCGTCGCGGTCCTATTGCAGAAGGGCTACGACGACATGGACAACGACGAGTTCGTCACCCTGGTCCGCATCGTCGTGATGATCATCGAGGCCGAACTCCGCCTGATCGTGTGGCAGGGCGAGCTGTGACCTTCCACCTCCGCCCCTACCAGGAAGAGATGATCGAGGCCATCCGCGCCGAGCTGCGGATCTCGCGCTCGGTCGTCGCCGTCGCGCCCACCGGGTCAGGCAAAACTGCCCTGGCTGCGTTCATGATCGGCACCGCTGCGAATCGCGGCAAGAAGGTCTGGATGACGGTGCATCGCGACTTCCTGCTCACCCAGACCGCCGGGGCTCTCGACAGGGCGGGCGTCGAGTACGGGTTCATCGCGTCAGGCTTTCCCTACAATCCGCACCAGCAGGTCCACATTGTCAGCATCCAAACCCTTGTCCGGCGGCTCGCGCGGCTCACGCCGCCGGACCTCCTCGTCATTGACGAATGTCATCACGCTCCCAGTGCGACCTGGGCGAAAGTCCATCGCTGGGCCGGCGGTGCTCATCACGTCGGGCTCACGGCTTCACCTGCACGTCTGGACGGGCGAGGCCTGGGAGACTTTTACGGCGCCCTGGTCAGAGGTCCATCTCCGGCTTGGCTTATTGAGCGTGGCTTTCTCTCCGCCTACCGCGCATTCGCTCCCGGCAGCCCAGATCTCGCCGGCGTCCACACCCGAGCCGGGGAGTACGTGACCCGCGAGCTGGCCGCGGTCATGGACACCTCCACCATCGTCGGCAACGTCGTCGACCAGTACCGGAAGAAGGCCAATGGCAAAAGAGCGATCTACTTCGCCGTCTCCATCGATCACAGTAAGCATATCGCTGCCGGGTTCACCGCCGCTGGAGTTCCAGCTCGACACCTGGACGCTGACTCTAGCCTCGATGAGCGCATCAGGGCCGCCGGAGATCTCGCTGGAGGTCAGCTCCTCGTCGTCTCTTGCGTGGATCTCTTTGGCGAGGGTTATGATCTCAGCGCCCAGGCCGGGCGAGACGTTAGCGTTGAGGCTGTCGGGCTCTGCCGACCCACTCAAAGTCTGACACTGCACCTCCAGCAGATCGGGCGGGCACTGCGGCCGAAGCCCAAGCCGGCGGTGATCCTCGATCACGCCGGCAACATCGTCAGGCACGGCCTCCCCGACGAGGAGCGCGAGTGGAGCCTCGACGGGGTGGCGCGCAAGAAAAGCGACAAGGACACCGGACCCGCCGCCCATGTCTGCGAGAGTTGCTACGGAACATACCCGACGCGGCTCCTGGCGTGCCCGTACTGTGACAAAGAGCGCGAGATCCAGCGGCGCGAGGTCGAGGAGGTCAACCAGGATCTCGTCGAGGCCGATGCGAGGCTGGTGAGGGCGGCGCGATTCCGTGAGCAGGCGCGGGCTGAGAGCCTCCTGGAGCTGCGCGCCTTGGCGGCGGCCAGGGGATACAAGCCGGCCTGGGCGGAGCACGTCTGGAAGGCCCGGCAGGCCCGCGGAGGGGCATCGTGAGCGATATGTGGGCTGAGAACGAGGTCTACCGCGCCCGCATCGCCGAGCTTGAGGCCGAACTTGCTGAGGCTAAATCTGTCGGCGACTGGAACCGTAAAATGCTGGCCGCTGAGCGGGACAGGCTCAAGGCGGCACTGCAAGCCCTGTACGATGACTGCGCCGAGTACATCACGATTAACCACCTGTATGGGAAGGACGGTCAATCGGCACTCGCCAATCAGGTCATGGAAATCGCCCGTGCCGCCCTCTCCGATCCATCGGGGGAGAAGCCATGACCGAACGCGACGCGACCTTCGCCGCCCTCGACAAGGCCTACCAGGAGCACGTCGGCAAGCTCTTCGCCGTGCTCACCCAGGCCTCCGACGCCGACATGGAGAGCGGCCTCGCCATCAAGCGCTTCAGGGCTGGGCTGGAGCGGGCCAGGGCGGTGCGTGAGGCTGCCCTCGCATGCGTCTCCTCCTGATCCTCCTCCGCTCGACCAGGGCGCGGCGTAGGGCCGTGCAGCGGCTCTATCTCTCGCACTACCTGCTCCAGCTGGTGTATCAGCAGGATGCATGACGACCAAGAACGAGTACGCCGAGCAGCACCTGCGCAAGGCCGTCCTGACTGCGCTGTCGGGGCTCGGCGCACGGCTCTTCCGGGTCAACACCGGCATGGCCTGGGCCGGCGAGGTCGAGCGGACGGGCCCCAACGTCTACATCCGGAACGCCTACCCGGTGCGCATGGGCCTCGTCGAAGGCGGTTCGGATCTCGTCGGCTGGACGCCGGTGAGGGTCACGCCGGAGATGGTCGGCGAGCTGGTGGCAGTGTTCACCGCGATCGAGCTGAAGGTTGGCAGGCAGCCTACCACAGAGGCCCAGGATCGCTTTCTGGCTCGGGTGGCGGAGGCAGGTGGTGCATCGGGCGTGGCGCGTACTGTGGCTGACGCTGTAGAGCTTGTGCGAGGGTGGTTGGCAGGTAACCCTCCGGCACATGCTCCCGACACCACCAAGCGTCGGGCCGCCCGGCGCGCGTGAGCCCGTAGCAGGCGTAGCAGGCGCAGACGTCGCAGCGGTAGATCTTATGGATCATCGTTTGACCGCCCTGCATTTTTTAATGTCGATACGTGCCGGAATGATGCTCCTGACGATCCAGTGCTCGCCCTGCTCGTTCGGTACGTTGCCGGCCTTGCACCATCGACACTCAGGGGGGCGAGGGCGAGGACGCTTATGGATCACTGAGCGCCTCCAGGAGGTTCCTGGCCGCGAGGATGCGCCGCTCGGCGGTCAGCCGGCGCTGCCAGCTCGATTCCTTGATGGTGCCCCGGTTGCGGCTGGCGTCCATGATGTCGGCGCGCTCCTGCCGGCACAGCTCGGCATGCTCACGCTCCAGGCGGGCGAGCATCGCCGCCGTCGCCTGCCGCATCTCGACGATCATCCTTCACCTCGTAATCGTTGGACAGCCGGATGCGCAGCGTCTCGCCGACCTTGTACGGCTTGGCGGTGAGCTGCGGCCAGTCGGGGGTCGTGGCGAAGTCCCAGTCCTTGATGTAGCCGGCACGGTCCTGCGCCAGCTGCTCGCGCGTGATCCTCTCCAACGGCGTCTCGGGGACGCCCGGCGGCCGGCGGTAGGGTGGGCGCACGCGATCGGCCCATTCGCGCAGCGTGTCGGACCAAGACTCCAGGCGGTTGGCGAGCCAGCGTCTCATCGGCTTCCCTCCAGCTTGGCCACGCGCGCCTCCAGCTTGGCGAGGCGATAGGCAACGGTTTCGCCCTTGCCCTTGTAGGGGAGGACAATCCCTCGCGATTGAGCTTCTGCGACAAGCTCCGCAACGGTGACCTTGCCTACGTTCACGAGCCGTAGGAGGCCCTCCTGACCGATCTGTAGGAGATCGTCCACGGTGTGGATGTCCTCCAGCTCCAGAGCGTGCCAGGCCCGGTAAGATATGCCCCATTCACTAAAATCACTCATGCGTAGCGCTCCTCGCACCGTGTTCACGTCTTCTTCCCTATTTGCAGGTGGGCCCGCCCGAGTGCGCCACGGTGCAGCGAGGCGCTCTCCCCCGCTGCTAGCCCGGCTGCGGATGATGCCGCCCCGAGCGCCAGGGTGGCGGTGCCAGCCTTGCGATGGATGACGTTGTTCTCGTACCAGACAACCAGCTTGGCGAGGTGCGTCTCTACCGCGCCGGCATTCACCATCATCGTCAAGATCTTGTCGTCGAGCGCCTTGGCGAAGCCGTAGCAGAACTTGCCGAATTTATCGGGGCCGTTACTGCCCTTGTATTCCAGCCATGCCCTGATCCTCTGACGATTGACCTCTTGCAGCATGTATTCGAGCATGTCGAGATGCCATATGGTGCCCACCAGGGCGTAATAATCCAAGGTTTTCGAATTGAAGAAGATCTGGCATGAGCACAGTTTTGCCAGCGCGGTCGCGATCATGCCCTCCCACCGCATACCCTTCGCGAACGGGACATAAGTGCGGCATTCGATCGTCTCCTGCGACGGCTTGCCGGGCCCGAGTGTGATGCTGTGCGTCCGCATCAACTCTTCGGCCACCGCACGGGCCGACTGAGCTTCGGCCGAGAACGTCGTGCTGTTGGCCAGCGCCAGCAGCTTCATGATGCGATCGGCGAGGCGCTTTTGTTCGGGGGTCATTCTGCTTTCTCCCTGTACCATCGCCTGATCAGCTTGCCGCCGTCACGCTCGACCTTCTGTGTCCATTTCATCCGACGCAGGTGATCGTTGACCCGCCGCGCCAGGGCCTTGGTGTGCCGCTCGACATCGGGGGCCATGAGCTTGAGCATCTGATTGGTTGTGCAGCTCGGCTTGTCGACCAGCGCAGTCTCGATCATCTCCCCCCACGGATCCTCCTCGTAGCGCTCTTCAGTAATCTCACGGGCCTTTACTACCTCAGCCTCGGTCAAATACCATTTAGTTCCGGTTTTATACAAATGAACCGCTTCGGCCCACAGTTGATCCTTGATTGCCTCGATGGTTACGATGTCGATCGCCTTGCGCACCGGGATCGGCCAGAACCTTCGCGCGCCGGTCGGGTCGCGCAGGTAGCCGGAGCCTGACGGGTTCATCGTGCCGGCGATCACGCACTGACGCGGGAAGTCCTCGGCAACGCTGCCCCACGGCACGCGATAGCGATCGGACGATCGGCTGAGCCAGCTCTTCACCGCATCGGCGTCTTTGCGTTGAAAGGCGTTCAGCTCGGCGATCTCGGCGACCCACACGCCTTGCAGGTTGATCGAGCCGTCCTTCGTCTCGATGTCGTGGATCGAGTCGGTGAAGTAGGGGATGTGGCTGACCGTCGACAGCATCTTGAGCAGCGTCGATTTCATCCGCTCCTGGGCGCCCTCCAGGACGATCATCGAGTCGGCCTTGCAGCCGGGCACCATGATCCTGGCGACCGCGCTGACCATCCAGCGCATGAAGAAGGTGCCGTGGATGTCTAGATCGCTGCCGAAGTAGGTCTTGGGCACGCTGGCGAGGCGCGGCGTGCCGTCCCAGGCGAGCCCGTTGAGGTAGGCGCGGATCGGGTGGAAGGGGCGCTCCCTGGCGACAACCGGGAGAGCCGCCTTGACCTCGCCCTGGCGTGGCGTGAGGCCTCTACGCTCCAGCCAGTACATGGCCTGGAGGATGTCGCTGTCGGTGGCAGCGTGGCGTTGCCAGCCGGGGCCGTCCCAGGGCGCGGCTCTGGCGCAGACGACGGCATTGGTCATCTCGTCCCACTCCCAGCATCCAGCGACATCGTGGTGGCGGGCGAGCATCCAGCGGAAGTTATTGGCGACGCGCGGCTTGGGGACGCCGTGCTCATTGCACACGAGGTTGGCTCTCCAGCGGTTATCGGGAGGCGGCACCAGCTTGAGCGGTACGACGTTCGTCCACGGCTTGGCGTGCGCCTTGGCCCATTCGATGATCTGCTCGCCAGTCCAGCCGTCCTCGACGGCATTGCCGACGTCCCACTTGGCCGGCATCTCGCTCGGGTCGATTATTTTGATAGTGGTCGTGTCGAGCCGCGCCGCGATCTCGTCCATGCAGCCGATGCCGCCGGTGTCGTTATCCGGCCAGAGCAGTACATTGCGGCCCTTGAGCGGGCTCATGTCGGTGTCTTCGTGGGCGCTGTTGCCGCCCGAGAAGCTGGTCAGGGTGAAGTTGGGCAAGAGCGCCTGGGCGAGGTCGCATTTCTTCTCGCCCTCGACCAGGATCACCTGACGCTTCGGGTGAGCGAGGATGCGGCTGAGGTGGTAGAGCGGCCGCGGCCCTGGCATGGCCTCCCACCACCAGCGGCCATTGTGCTTGATGACCGGGCGGATCTGCTTCTTGCGCTGGCCTTTGGCCTCCCAGCGGGCCACGCCGAAGGCCACCGAGCCGTCGGGGTTCTGATACCAGTAGATGGCGTCGGGCGGGCCGAGCTGAGGGTGGATGGGGTCGGCGTCGGTGCCTCCGTCGGTTTTGCCTTTGGGCTGCCAGGGTGGCATGCCGACGCGCTGGCGGGCGTAGTCCTGGCACTCCCGCCAATCGTTGCCGGCGTGGCTGTGGACCCGCAGGCCATCGCCATCCGGCCAGACAATGAGGCTGTCGTCGCTGGCGGAGTGGCCTGGGCCTGGGGCGCGCACATGGTCGCCCTCGACCTTGCCGCCAAGCGCCTTGGCTAAGGCTTGCAGGCTTAGCGCTGGCACAGACCCTCCTCGGTCGCGGTGATGGTACGCCCGGCGCTAGACGGCGTCGATGACCTCAGCCGCAACCAATGCGATGCCGCGCTGGACGATGTCCTTGAATGTGGCCCCCTCGAATGCGTCGTGCTGGCCGCTCATGGCACGCTCCAGGTTCCGCTCCTGGATGCTCCGTTTGGCCCGTTGCAGCAGGTCGTGGGCGAAGGGATCGAGGTTGATACGGATGGGTTTGATGTCACTCATTTGGTCCTACCCTTGGTATAGCCCTCCGATATCACCATTTTGTTTTTAGCCCTGTCAACATGCAACACGGCAACAGAACGGCAACGGCAACGGCAACAATATATTCCTTTGGGCCCAATGAGTTAGTAACTTTGTTACAGTGTTGCAAGGAGAATTGGAAAACCTAGGGAACGCGATGGTGTAATGGAGTGTGCCTATATGTACCTACGTGTAATATAATCTCTCGCGCGCGTTGGGAGCCGCAACGGCAACACACAGGTCAAGCCGGCCCTTACGGTGTAAGGCGCTTGACATCGAGGCCGATCGGGAGGACGTTTCGACCCCATGAGCGACGCACAACTCCCAATGGTGGACCCGTTTCGGTCCTGGACGCCCGGCAAGACGCACAACTCGCGCCGCCGGATCATCCGAACGGCCCTGCTCAAGGCTCTCGACGAGGACATGGGCGACGGAACGCGGGCGATCGACAAGTTCGCGCGCTCAATGGTCGCGTCGGCGATCGATGGCAGCGTCGATGCGGCGAAGTTCGTCACCGATCGCGTCGACGGCAAGCAGCTCGCGGCCCAGGAGCTGACCGGCGACCTCGAGGGCAACGCGGTCGTGGACGATCACCGCATGATTCGCGCGCTTGCCCTCCTGGTCGAGGAGATGCGGATGCGTGAGAGGGCGATTGACGTGCCAACTCAAGAGGATAGGCCGGGCTGAATATGCGCCAATGCACAGTCTGAGTAGGGGAAGGGAGCAGGGACGGTTCCATGCTCATGTCAGATAGCTCAACAAAGTCAATGGCTTACGACCGTGCCATGGTGCCACTCACAGGCACCATACTGCGATGAAGCCAGCCCAGCCGCCCAGGTCAGCCGCCGCCAACGAGGCGGCTCGCGTGTTTGGCCTGGAGCTAAACGCTGCGGCGCTCGACGAGCTGGCACGCTGGCATCACGACGCCGAGCTTGAGACTATACTTGACTATACAGTAACACCAAGTACTCCCAAGTACAGCGACAGTATAGCTGGGGGCCCCGAGTAGTATAGAGGCCCCCCTATGCTCTAAAGATAGTTTCCTCGCCGCGGGCGGGGCACCCCTCTTTCCCTCGCCCCATTTTCCACCGATAGCACCACACTGGAGATGCAACCATGCGCGGACATAAAGGGCTCAGCGAGGGGGCGGACGATTATCCGCATGTTGTGGCCGAGTTGGAGCCGCAGGTTGGTCGTCGCGGGGTGGTGGTGCGAAGGCGGCTGATCGAGTGCTCGACGGACATGCAGTGGATCGTGCAGGAGCTTCATGGTGACCAGTGGCGCAATTACTGGCATTGCCGGACGAAAGCTGGTCTGATGGTGAAGTACCGGCACCGGGCGATCGATGCGTTGCCGGATCGGTATGGTAAGCGGAAAAACCGATATGATGGAGCGATTGGCTAGGGTGGTAGCTCTCCGATACCGGGAGGGCCGAAAGTCGCCCATCATATGCTCAGGTGCCTCCGCATCCGGGGATTGGCGGACGAAATGGCGCTGACGGCCTACACACGCACCATCTCCCTCCTCGCGGCCCCGATCACCGCCGTCACGCCGACGCACGTCACGGCCGGGTCAGACACGTACCCCGTCCCCGGTGCCTGGGGGACACGCAAGCCTCTCGTCGGCGATTGGCTGATCCAGCTCCCCTCTGGCGTCCTAGCTTGGCTCCCGGTCAACACGCTCGCCAATCTCGATCTCGTCCCCCTCGCCGGCCCCTTCAACGTCGGCGACCGTGTCATTTGCCCGCGCGCCGACCCTCCGATCCCGATGACCGTTGCGTCCATCACCCCCGACGGGTACAACTGCAGCAGCCCGACTGGCCCTCTGATGAGGTTCTACGTGCCGAGCGACCTCCAGGCAGCCCCGTAGCATGGCCAAGCCCGCGCCCACCCGTCTCGGCGCCGCCACCGCCGCGCTCACCGCCCAGCACACGACGCATCCCCTGGCCCAGCTCGCGGCGCAGAAGGCGCGGGCCGACGCCGGTAGCCTCCAGGCGCGGTACAACATCGCGCAGAGCAAGTTGACCCCGGCCCAGCGCGCGGCGGGAGCGAGCCCGGCGCAGATCAAGGTGCAGCAGGCCCGCGCGGCGGCCGGCAACCCGCAGGCGAGTTACAACCTCCTGCGTCGTCGACAGGCGGCCGGCGTGGCCAGCCCGGCGCAGGTCCAGCGCATGGCGACCTTGCAGAAGGCCTCGATGGCCCCGAAGCCCGTGGCCCCGAAGCCCGTGGCCCCGACGCCGACGCCGACGCCGACGCCCGTCACGCCAACGCCAACCCCGACGCCCGACATCGCCACCCAGGTGCCCAACCAGGGCATCGGCATGATGGGCAAGGGGGTCTAGCTCATGGCCATGCGGCCCGCCATCCCGATGAAGCCGCCCACGCCCGGCGGCCTCGCTCCGCCGGCCCCCGACAAGGCCGCCCTCCTCGCCAAGCAGGGCGTCGCCATGACGACGCGGCCAGCCCCGCCGCCAAGCCCAACCACCTACCCGTCTGGCATCACCCGCACCGTCCCGCCGCCAAGCCCCACGCCGGGCTACACGACACCCGGCCCCCCACCCCCTCCCCCCGGCGCCGCCTACGCCATGCCACCGGCGCGCGGTCGACCGCAGCCCCAGGCCGCCCAGGCCACGTCTGCCCTCGACTGGCAAGGCCGCCGGAGCCCGCTTGCCCAGCCCGCGCCTGCACAGCCGATGCAGGAGCCCGAGCAGTGATGGCCAGCCGCGTGCCCCTGGTCATGCGCCTGAAGGACCAGCTCGTCGCCACCGGCCATGAGCCCGACGACGCCGAGGAGATGGCGCTCAAGCTCCTGGAGGCTCGCGGCCACATCGACGGCGACGGGCGCCTCACCGTCGAGGGCCAGCGCCGCCAGGACATGGGGGCCGCCGGGCGGGCCAAGGACCGCGCCGCCCGGCAGGCGGGCCGCAGCCCGTCGAGCTACGCCTACGACCCGGCGACCAACCGGGCGAGGCTACGGCGGTGAGGCCGTGTACACATGTGGCTGGTGTGGGTTGGAGCATGAGGAGCTGGGTGCGATGCCGCTGAAGTCAGGCAAGAGCAAGCGCGTCATCAGCGCCAACATCAAGACCGAGGTCAAGGCCGGCAAACCGCAGAAGCAGGCGGTGGCGATCGCCCTCTCGAAGGCCGAGGCCAAGGGCAGGAAGGGCAAGGGATGACCGTCGCCGTCGAGGCAGCCATGACGCAACGCGAGAAGGACGCCGCGCTGGCCGCCTACGCGGCGGTGCGGGACTACGCGCGGAGCATTCGCCTGAACTATGGCGGCGGCGGCCAGCAGGTCATGGACGACCTGCGTAAGTGGCTCGACGCGAAAGTCTACGAGGTGGTCACGGCGCCATGAGGAGATACCGCTCGCACAAGGTCGTCGAGGCGGCTGTCATCGCCGAGGTCCAGCCCGGCCGCGTGCGCGTTGGCCACGAGTGGATCGACGTGCCCACCGACATCTTCGCCCGCGATGGCCAGCCGATCATTGGCGTCGACTACCTCGTGCGCTACGCGGACGGCTACGTCTCGTGGAGCCCCAGGGCCGCGTTCGAGGAAGGCTACGCCGAGGTCAAGCCGTGAGCGCCAGGGTCTACGACCCGGTCAACGACAGGTTCGTCGAGCCGGCCGAGGACGCGCCGGCCCCGGACACGCCCTGGCCGGAAGCTCGCCATCAGGCGCTGCTCGCGGCCCTCCAGGCGGCCAAGCTCGGCCTCGCCCACGACGTCTACGCGACGGCGATACGCTACGCCGCGTGGCTGGCCGGCGGCGAACCGGAGGCGCCCCCTGCGCTCCCCTTCGCCGAACGGCTCAGGGCCCTGGTCGACGAGTGCAAGAGATCCGGTGAAGTCGACGACGATCTCGTGCTACACCACATGCAGGTGGTCATGGGGATCTCGCCCCAGACCGGCACGCCGGTCAGGATCACGCCCGACGGCAGGGTCATTCCAGTGGAGGACGCACCATGAGCGCATCAGCCTCGGCCGCCGCCGCCAGCCTCAAGAGCCAGTACGCCAGGACCGGCCCGTGCGGCGCCGACACCGTAGCCAAGTATGTCGGCCGCTCGCAGCCCGACAAGGACGCGCGCGGCATGGGCTACAAGCCGAGCAAGGCGGCGGAGTGCTTGCACGAGTGGGACAGTCCCGGCGCGGCAGAGAAAAACGGCCCGACAGCACTGAAGGGCTACTAGAGGTCGGCCGGCGGGGAGACGCATGAGCCCCCAGCCCACCCTGGAGACGCGGACCACGCCGGCTGGCACAATCGAGGAGAAGGCATGCACCCGTCGACCTACGAGTATCTCAAACCGACCGACGAGCAGGTCGAGCAGATGACGGCCGTCAGGGCTGCCGCCAAGGCGTACAGCGACATCCTGGAGCAGGTCTTACCCGACGGTCCCGACAAGACCTTCGTCATTCGCGCGCACCGGGCCAATGCGATGTGGGCCAATGTCGCCATCACCCGGCAGCCCGACGGCACGCCGCGCACATGAGCGATGGCTACCACCGCTACCGACGCTCGCAGATCGCCGAGCTGAAGCTGTGGGAGCCGGGCGCTGACATGGGTAGCGTGAGCATTGCCGAAGTCGACCGGCTGGCCGGCTCGCCCAAGGCCGGCGACATGATCGCGCGCAACCCGAAGAACCACGAGGATCGCTGGCTCGTGGCGAGGCAGTATTTCGCGGACAATTTTGAGCCGATCTAAGGCGGCTCTCATCCCCTGACCTATCGCTGCACCGGCTGGCCAGTCGGTGTTAACCCACCTGGGCGGCCCCTCTTGGCCGCCCTTTTTCATGGAGAATCGCATGGCGATCAGGAGATTGTTCAATACCCACGACGTCGCGGAGCAGATCGACGTTCTGCGCCGCGCCGTGCGTGGGCTGATGCAGATGAACGGGCCGGTGCCGTCCGAACTGGCTGCTGACCACGACTGGGATTTCGAGGTCCGTGAGGCCGAGCGTCTTGCCAAGGAGGCCGAGCTGGCCGCCCATCAGGCGGAGCAGGCCAAGGCCGCCGTCGCGGCTGCCGAGCAGCACGCCCATGAAGTCTCCAGGCCGCCGGCGCAGAAGGCGGCCGACATGGCTCACGAGAAGGCCAAGTCAGACCTGGAGGCCAAGGTTGCCGCCGCCCAGGCTGCCGCCGAGGCCGCCAAGGCCGCCCAGGCCGAGGCCGGAGGTGCCGCCAAGGCGAGTGCCCAGGGCGAGGCCCAGGCGCAGCGCGCTGAGGCCGCTTCTGCCAGGGCGAAAGCCAAAGCCGAGGCTGACGAGGCCGCCGACCGCGCGGCCAAGGCCAAGCACAGGTAGCAGCAAAGGACCATACCATGATCATGATCGAAAATGCGGCTGCCAAGAGTGAGCAGCTGAAGGCCGACATTGCCAACGCCAAGTCGGCTCCGGACACCATCAGGGCGATACTCGCCTCGGTGCGGGCGCGGGCCCACGAGCTGCGCAACGCCGGTGGCGGCGGTGCCGTCCAGCAAATGGACGAGCTGATCGCTTGGATCGATGCGACCCTCGGCGTCGTCCTCCCCGAGCCGCTCGCGCCGGCCCAGTAGCCCCTCCGATTAACCTCCAATTAAGCTCCGAAAGGCTCCGACATGAAAAGAACCCTCCTGGCCCTCGCGGCCGTCCTCATTGCCAGCAGCGCGCTTGCCGCCGGCAACTTCACCGGCCTCCCGGCGGCGACCTCGCCCGGCACCGTCAGCGTCGGTGCCCCGACCACCGGTGGCGGGCCGATCACTCCCGGCGGCTGCATCCCGATGGACACTGGCAACGTCTCCGGCATCAACCCGGCGACGATGTGTGTCAGCCCCAGCCAGCTCGACCTGTGGGGCTCGGGTGTGCAGCTCAGCTACTCGACGGCGCAGGTGCCGGGCTCGGTGCCGCTGGCGTCGCTGGGTAACGACACGACCCCGGTGTCGGGGACGATCTACCTTGCCCAACTGATCCTGCCGGTGAATTTTACGATCACCAACATAGCGTGCCTCAACGGTTCGGCGGCGGCGACCGACAAATACGTCTACGGGCTCTACAATCAGGCGACCGGGGCGCTGCTCGCCTCGACGGCGCTTGCCGGGGTGACGGCGTCGGGGGCCAACGCCTTCCAGGCGGTGATCCCGCTGACCGCGCCCTACGCGGCGGCAGCCGGCTCGTATCTCGTGGCGCTGCAAGCCAACGGCACCACCACGAGGTTCCGCACGATCACCGCAGCGGCCCAGCCGGGCTGGATCGAAGCCTCGCAGACCGGTGTCTTCGGGACGCTGCCGACCCTCTCGCCGGTGCCCTCGACCTTCACGGCCAACGTTGGGCCGATCTGTTTCGTGAACTAGGCGCGAGGTTTTCTCCTCCCTCCCGCGCTTAGTACTGGGGGTCGGCCACTAGCCGGCCCCCTCCCTCGAATTTGAAAGGAAGCTTCACGTGAAAAGAACCCTCCTGGCAGGCTTCGCCCTGGCCCTGACGGCCATTGCGGCGATCGCCGCCAACAACATGACCTTCTCGACCGGGACGACGTTCCTGCCCGGCCCCAGGCTGATCGACGGCAGCGACCTCAACGTCATGGTCGCGGTGGTCAATAAGCTCAACAAGCAAGCCGACGGCAGCGGCCCGACCCTGCCGGCGTGCGCGGTGACCGGCGCGACCCCGCAGACCTGCAACGGTGTCTCGGGGACGATCACGACCGGCACGCTAACCACGGCGGCGGTGACCGACGCGCCTTACACGATCAACAACTCGTCGGTGACGGCGGCCTCGATAGTGCAATGCACCGTGCAGGCGTATTCGGGCACCTACTTCACCAACGGCATGCCCGAGATCGTCAGCTGCGTGCCGGGGGCCGGGACGATCATCGCCCACATCGCCAACACGCACGCGACCGTGGCCCTCAACGGCACGGTCAAGGTTGGCTTCCGGGTGTTCAACTAAGGGGGATATCCCGATGTGGCGGCTGATCATTGTCATTGCGGCCCTGCTTTTAGCTGGGCCGGTTAGTGCGGCGGCGCCGGGGACCATCAACCAGTACAACGCCGTCTGCAGTCCTGACTTTCCGCTCCGTTGCGCCAAGCCCGACGTCAACGGCGCGCTGCCGATCGTCGGGTCGTTCTCGGCCAGCTTCGCCAATTTCACGCCGACCGGATCCGCATCTCTCGCGGTGACTGCGGTGAGCGCGCGGGTGCCGCTGCCCAATGGCGACGTGACGGTGGTCCTGCAGAACACCGGGACGGCCAATATTTTCTACAAGCTCGGGACGGGGTCGGTGGTTGCCGCCCCGACCGACTACAGCCTGCCCGCCGGCTATCAGATCTCGCTATCGATTGCTGGCGCCACCAATGTCGCGGCGATCACCGCCTCCGGGACGGCGACGCTGCAGGTGATCCAGGGCACCGGTACGCCGCAGCTATCCGGCGGTGGGGGTAGTGGCGGCGGCGGCGGTGGTCCCGTGACGATGGCGTCGGGTGCGGTCGCCAGCGGTGCCTACGCCTCGGGCTCGATAGCCGATGGCGCGATAGTGACCCTGGGGGCCAAGACCGATGCCAAGAACACGGCAACGGACGCCACCAGCATCACCGCCATGCAGGTGTTCAAGGAAATCTCCGCGATGGAGCAGGCTCCGGCGGTGCGCGGAGTGACAGCCGCTTCCGGGGCGATAGCCGCCGGGGCGATAGCTTCAGGTGCCGTGGCTGCCGGTGCTTACACGACCGGCGCTCTTGCGACCGGCTCGGGGGTGGACGGTTGGGACGCGGCCGAGGGGACCAAGGCTGACAGCGCCTGCGGCACGGATAGCGGCACCTGCTCTCTGATCGCGCTTAGCAAGAAGATCGCGGCCAACATCACGACCTTGGTGTCGTCTTTGCAGGGCACTGGGACGATAGGTTCGGCTCCGCCCTCGACGGGGAGCTTCACGGCGGGCAGCGGCTCGGGCGCGACCGGCGGTCTTCTGGCCGGCCTCAAGATGTGCGATCTGCACGCCAAGTATGACGCCAGCGACAACGGCTCGATCACGCTGGTGACCGGGGTCAGCGGCCGGAAGGTCTACATCTGCGGGTACATCATGGCCGTGGGCGGGACCGCGACCAACCTGAAGCTCCGCGAGGGTTCGGATGCCAACTGCGTGACCTCGGCGGCGGATCTGACGCCGGCCTATCAACTGACGGCGAACCAGAGCATCGGGGCAAATTCGGCGTTCTGGAACGGCTTGGCGGTCAGCACCAACGCCTATTTCGTCTGCATCAATGCCAGCGCCGGCAACGCCCATCAGGCCGAGCTTTGGTACACGATCCAATGAACCGGCGGCAGTTCCTGAAGCGGGCGAGCGGGCTCCTGGTCCCGCTGGCGGCCCCAGCGATCATTGGCCGGGCTGCGGCGACCGAGATGTCGCTGACCGGATCGGGGGCGGCCAGTCGCGGCGGCGGTGCTCTCACTATCACTACGATCCGAAATCAAGCCCTGACCTCCAATAATCTTGGCACCGGAGGATGGTCGCTCCGCATCAAAGTGGTTTTAACTGGACCGTCTGGTACTGCTGGGCAAGTCCGCGTGACCTTTGAAGCAGGCAGCGGCGGCGGATCATGGCAGGTTGACCACGCTTCTATTGGAGTAGCTACCTTTAATAGCCCCGGAGGTGGCTCCGATACGTTAGCTACGCCAGTGGAGCTACTATTCAGCGGCGCGTCCGGATTTACACTAGGCAATGGCCTAACCCTTGTTTCGGATTGGGCTACCTTGGGGAGCTTTCTATCGTCAGATGTTCTGTGCGTGATTGCGGATCAACACGCAACCAACGACAATACTAGATATGTGGCCGGACTTAGTACAAGCGACTGCTATGAGTATTATTTGGCGGCGACCGCTAGTTACGCCACGGCGAGCGGGGCTGGATTTAATTCCGTTGGTGGATCGCAGGCCTGCTTTAACAAAATCGAGACAAGATGATGCTCCGCCTTGCCGTCCTGATCCTCGCCATCCTGTCGTCGTTCACGGCCCTTGCCGGCGGTTCGCTGCGGGGTGCCCTTTCCGGTCCCAACGTCGCGAATCAGACGGCCTATTTCGGCAAGCTGACGCTGAACGGTGCCGGCGGATGGGCCCCGGTCAACACCGGAGCGCCGATCATCTCGGCATCGATCACCAGCGGCAATTCGGCCGGCTGCTATCAGGTCGATAGCGGGGGAACCATCTCTGCGAAGAACGGCGCGGGGTGCATCGGGGCACTGCCCGGCGTCACGCTCGGGCTGTCCTACGACGGCGGGGCGGCCACCGCGACGATCACCATCAACACGACGACGGACAATTACGGCAATAGCCTAACCAACGCCTATTCGATCAAGGACAGTTCCGAACTGTCGGCACTGCTGATCGGGCTCGGCGATGCCGTGATCAGCGGGAAGGACATTTTCTACCGCTACAACGGCGGCACGCCCTACACGCCGCCCAATCTCTACGGCTCGCAGGACAGCTATCTCGATATGGTGCATCACCAGAGCCACGACCATTCCAATATGGCGATCATCACCAATTGGCGGTTTGACTCCACGGGGGCCGGCGTCAAGACCGGGAACGTCTACTTCGGCTACCTGAAGTTCACGCGGCCTTATGACGGCTCGAACATGGTCGAGTTTCTCGATGTCCCCGTCGAGCACGTGATCTTCGACCACGATATTTTTGACGGACAGTTGGCACCGTATCCCACCGGCAACTCTCTCTCGGTGGGGCCGCTCCTGATCGACCAGTCTCATGCCCCGGTGAATGACCTGACGATCTCCAATTCCCTCTTCACGAACTTCGTCTTTGCCATGGGGGTGAACGGCAGCAACATCACGATCACGGGGAACGAGTGCGCGTATCTATGGGGCGATTGCATCGACCTCGGCAGCCCCAACGACGGGACGAACGGCAGCAACATTCTGATCCAGAATAATTCCGACCACGACATGGCCGGGAACAACGGCTATCACCCGGATTTCCTGCAAGCCTTCAACGACGTTTACACGGGCGACATCACCGACGTTCAGGTGTTGTGCAACACCCACTGGGAAGGGCCGGCGGCGCTCAATCAAGGGGCCGGCTGGGGTGATCAGTTCATCATTTTGCAAAAGCTCGGGCCGGTGCCCTCGGTCACGCCGGGTGCCTATCGCCGCTGGACAATCGACGGCAACGTGTCGGAGGGCACAGCACAGTACGGCATCGGTCTGGAACAGCCGACCTACGACAGCATCGTTCGCTACAACACGATGGCCCGGATGTGGCCCAACCCAGCGATTACCCTGGGCAATTCCGGCAATCCCGATCTTCAGGACGGGCTGCTTTATTTCGCGCAATCGATCAGCGGTAATTTCGCCCAAGGCAATGCGGAGGAGGGATTTGCCGACGTCAACGGCAACGTGACGATAACCGGGCCGGCCAACTACAACAGCCTCAGTCGCCTGTCTCTCACGTCCTACACGAACGCCTTCAACAACGGTGGCGGCAGTTTTTTTCAGGCGACCTCTCAGGCCTCGCTGATCGCCAATTACCGCATGAAACCGAACGGCCCTCTCGACCTCAACAACAACGGGGTCTGGTCAACGGCCGACGCGGGGGCGGTTGGCACGACGGCGACCAATGGGCGGTGCGACTTCACGACCGGCCAGATCAATCCGTGAACGACGTCCTCACCAAGCTCAACTCCATCCTCGCCGGGCTCGCGCCCGCTGAGCGGGCGGAGCTGACCGAGCTGGCACGCAGCCGGGCCAAGCGATCGATCTGGATCCCCAACCCCGGCCGTCAGATGCAGGCCTACCTCACCCATGCCGATTGGCTGCTCTACGGTGGCGCCGCCGGCGGCGGTAAGACCGACTTGCTCCTGGGGACGGCGCTCACGGCCCACGAGAACTCGGTGATCTTCCGGCGCCAGGGCGTCGACCTTAGAGGCACCGAGGACCGCCTGATCGAGATCCTGGGCTCCAGGAACGGCTACAACGCGACCGACATGAAGCTCAAGCACTCCCGAGGCATCCTGGAGTTCGGCGCGCTTGAGAAGCCGCACAGCGAGCTGACGTGGCAAGGCCGCCCGCACGACCTGATCGGCTTCGACGAGGGCGCCCAGCTCTCGCTCGACAAGGTCTTGTACGTCACCGGCTGGCTGCGCTCGGTCACCGTCGGCATCCGCAAGCGGGTGATCATCGCCACCAATCCGCCGACCGGGGGCGAGGGCGAGTGGCTGATGGAGTGGTTCGCCCCCTGGCTCGACCCGACCTTCCCCGACCCGGCCGAGCACGGCGAGCTGCGCTGGGCGATCGTCGTCGACAGGAAGATCCGGTGGGTCCACGGGCCCGGCGTCACCGAGATCGGCGGGCATCGGTACACCCACGAATCCTATACCTTCATCCTCAGCCTCCTGGAGGACAACCCCTTCCTGTCGCAGACCGGGTATCGGGCGAGAATCGAGAACCTGCCCGAGCCGCTGCGATCCCAGCTCCTCCACGGCGACTTCCTCGCCGGGCGCGAGGACCATGCGTGGCAGACGATTCCGACCGAGTGGGTGCGCGCTGCGCAGAAGCGCTGGTCGCGCGCCGGCGAAAAGAGCCGCACGATGATCGCGCTCGCGATGGACGTCGCGATGGGCGGTCCGGACGTGACCACGATCGCGGCCCTGCACGAGGATAATTGGTTCGCGCCGGTCATCACCCGCCAGGGCGTCACGACCAGCGACCCGGTGCAGCACGCCGCGCTCCTCATCCTCTCACGGCGCGACGAGGCCGACATCTCGGTCGACGCTACCGGCGGCTGGGGCTCAGGCATCCTCTCGAACCTCAAGCACCAGCACGGCATCGGCGTGCACGGCATCGTGTTCAGCCGCAAGAGCCACCTCAAGGACAAGACCGGCAAGCTCGGCTTCCGCAATCTCCGCGCCGAGATGTACTGGCGCTTCCGCGAGGCCCTGTCGCCCGACAGCGACCTCGACGTGATGCTGCCGCCATCGCCCAGGCTGCTCGCCCAGCTGACCACGCCGCGCTATGAGGTGCATGGCACCGACATCCTGATCGAGGACAAGGCGGCGATCAGGAGGCGCACCGGCGGCTCGACCGACGAGGCCGACGCGGTGGTGATGGCGTGGCATCGCCGCGGCGCGGCGGCGCGCTTGCAGCAGTTCACGGTGCCGGGGCTGCCGCCGATCGAGGACTACCAGCCGCAGTACGAGGGCGAATCGCCCTGGCGCAACGATCGATGGATGCTGCAATGACGCCGGAGGAAACCGCCCTTGAGGTCATGTCTGGTGACGAGCAGATCATCGCCGTCGCCAAGGCGCGCTGGCAGCGCTGCCAGGATTTCGAGGGCACCGCCCAGCAACGCTGGCTCGCGGACCAGAAATTCCACTGGGCCGATCCGGACAATGGCTGGCAGTGGCCGGGCTATTTGTGGTCGACGCGCCGCGACGATCCAGCCGGGTACAAGCCCCGCCTGACCGTCAACAAAATCAGGCAGCACAATTTACAAATCACCAACGACGCCAAACAAAACAAGCCCGGCATCAAAATCTCGCCGGTCGGCGACGACGCGACCTTCCAGGCCGCCAAAATTTGGATGGGGCTGGTCCGCCACATCGAGCGGGTGAGCAAGGCCTCGGCGGTTTACTCGACGGCCTCTGACTTCCAGGTCCAGTCGGGGCTCGGCTACATCCGGCTCGACTGGGCCTATATTCCCGGCACGTTCGACCGGGAGATCTACATCCGGCGGGTCAGGAACCCGCTCAACATCTTCCTCGATCCCGATAAAAACGAGATTGACGGAAGTGATGCCCGCTTCGGCTTCGTCTTCGACGACACGCCGCGCACCGAGTTCCTGGCCGAGCACCCGGAGATGAAGGGCAAGGTCGGCGAGGCCGCGCTCGGCAACAGCCACGGCTGGATCGACCAGGACCACGTCCGGCAGGCGGAGTACTTCTACAAGCAGCTGAAGAAGGACCGTTTGGTCCTCCTCAAAAACCCCGACGCCGACGGTGCCGCCGACGCTCTGATCATGGCGAAGTGGAGCAAGATTCCTCCCGCCATCAGGCGTCAGATCGAGCCCGGCGACATCGTCAAGCAGCGCGAATTTATGGACGAGGAGATGCGCTGGGTGAAGATCGCCGGCAACGAGATCATCGATCGCAAGCGCTGGCCGGGCAAGTACGTGCCGCTGGTGCCGGTGGTCGGCGAGGAGGTGGTGATCGACGGCATCCTCGACCGCAAAGGCCACACGCGCGGCATGAAGGACGCGCAGCGGATGTACAATTTCTGGACATCCAATGCGGTCGAGCAGGTGGCTTTGCAGACCAAAGCGAAATGGTTCATCCCGGTGGGCAGCACCGAGTCGCTCGACGCCTATTTCAAGACCATCAACACCTCGAACTACCCGTATATCCCGATCAACGCCTTCGACTCGGAGGGCCGCCAGCTGCCGCCGCCGGTGCCGATCGATCCGCCCGAGATGGCCCAGGGCTACATCCAGGGCATGATGGTCGCGAGGGAGGAGCTGATGATGGTCAGCGGCCAGCGCGAGGAGAATTTCGGCCAGCCGTCCAACGCGATCAGCGCGGTCGCGATCAACGAGCGCCAGCGCAAGGGCGACACCTCGACCTACCACTACATCGACGGGCTGGCGACGGCGATCCGACAGGTCGGCAACATCATCCTCGACCTCGCGCCGTACATCTACAACACCAAGCAGGTGCGCCAGATCCTGGCCGAGGACGGCTCCGAGCAGCTGATCCGGATCGACCCGAACAGCGACGTCGCCTACGCCGAGGAGAAGGACGGCGACGAAACGTGGGTGGTCTTCAATCCGCGCGTCGGGCGGTACTGGGTCGATTCCGACATCGGCCCGAGCTACGCCACCCGCCGCCAGGAGGCCTGGGACGCTTTCATTCAGTTGACGACGCAGAACCAGCAGCTGACCAACCTGATCGGCGACCTGATGTTCAGGAACGCCGACTTCCCCGGCGCCGACGAGATCGCCGATCGGCTCAAACGGATGGTGCCGCCCCAGGCGACCGGCGAGGGCCCCGACGCCGCTCTCCAGGCCGCCCAGGCGCAGAACCAATCGCTCCAGTCCCTGCTCACCGACATGACCGACAAGCTCGCCAAGCAGGAGCTGCAAATCAAAGACCACGCCGAGCGGCGCCGGATCGAGCAGCAGGACGCCGACACGCGCCGGCTCAAGGAGGTCGGCAACGCGGAATCTGATCTTTCCGAGGAGACGCTGCGCCCGATCCTGGAGAAGCTCCTCAAGGACATGGGTGTCGAGCAGCGGGTCGAGCCGAGCGACGCCGGCGGCGAGCCCGAGGGCCCCGAGCAGGAGCAGGACTGGCAGAACGATCCGGTGGTGCCGCCGGTCGACGGCGCGCAGCTGGCGCCGGACGGGCAGCATTACCTCCCGGATGAGGCGCGGCCGGGCAAGTATTTGAGAGTCGAGCCGGGTGGATGAAAAGCCGCCGCCATTCGACTACCGAGGCCTTGCGGCTGTCATCCTGGCCGCCTCGATTGGCCTCACGCTGGTCATCGGGACGGCTGCGGTTGGCTTCGCTGGCCGAGCCATGTCGGAAGTCGGCGGACAGGCAATGATCGCGATAGGTGGGGCGATTGTCGGAGCGCTCGCCGGCTACGTGACGGGAAAGACATCGCATGGCAATGGCGGCTAAGTTCAATCGCGAGATCTATTTCGAGCACGTCCGCGCGGAGCTGTTCAGTGGCGCGATGACCCAGGAGCAGGTCGATGGCCAGGGCGTGATCCTCGGTCTCTGGGAGGGCCAGTACACCGGCACGCCGATGAAGGACGTGCGCTGGCTGGCCTACATCCTGGCGACCGCTTACCACGAGACGGCGCACCGGATGTGGCCGATCGAGGAGTACGGCAAGGGTGAGGGGCGCGATTACGGCAAGCCAGATCCAGAGACGGGCCAGACCTACTACGGCCGGGGCTTCGTCCAGCTAACCCACAAGGAGAACTATGACCGGGCCAGCGCTGCCCTGGCGCTGATCGATGACCGTGATCTGGTCTTGCATCCGACCCTGGCGCTCGACAGTCTTGTGGCCGCTCGGGTGATGTTCAGGGGCATGGCCGAGGGGTGGTTCACTGGCGAGCGCCTGGGCAGCTATTTCAACGCGGAAGTCGACGATCCGATCGGCGCCAGGACGATCATCAACGGTAACGACCAGGACACCCTGATCGCTGGCTATCACGCGGAGTTTCTGATCGCTCTTGAGGCAGCGGCTGATGGCCAACGCGCTCGTCCGTAACGCCGTCCCCGACTACACCGAGGCTTCCGACCCCGCCGCGCAGGACTGGGGCGACACCGGTTCGCCGTTGTGGAACGACCGCGCCAACTGGCGCCTGCGCCTGCAGATGGCGCTCGCCGACAAGGAGCGCGAGGCCCGGCTGGCGCGCGGCGAAGGCTCGACCGAGGATCTGCTCGCGCATATCGGGCTCCTGCCGGTCCACATGATGCAGGCGGTCACACAGATCCCGGCATCGATCGCACGCTCGGCCGAGTATGCGTCGGGGGCTGACGCCGGCAACTACGGCCAGGGCACGATGGTCAGCGACACCGATGTGCCCGACCCCTACCGCAAGCGTTTCGTAGAGCAGCAACTCGGCCTCCAGAAGGAGGCCGACACGGCTATCGAGGCGGCCGGCAATGTGTCCATGCTGAGTGGCGGCTCGGTCGCTCCGGTGACCACTAACCGGCTGGTGCTCGCTGGCAAGGCCTTCGGCCGGGAGCCGGTCCTGCCGGAGTGGGCGCGGCTGCCGGCTGATCGGCCTTTTGCCAGGGCGCCGGTCGCGGCTGCGATGGATCTGGCCAAGGCTTCGCTACCAGCCAGCACCCCCCTTCCTGAGGGTTCGCTGGATAATATTATTCGCCGTTTGGGTTATGATCCGACGTCGATGAGTTTCGATGAAAAGTCTCAGATCATTAGGGAGAGAAGCGGTGCCAGACCACAAGAAGCCCCTGTCGGAGGAGGAGAAGGACGAGCTGCGGAGCTACGGCCACCTGGAGGAGGACTGGGATCCCAAGAAGGAGGGAGAGGCGGAGAGCCGCGCGTTCAGCAGGCACAGGCGGAAGCCGATCTATCGGCCGCTGGAGAAGCTCCCCTCGTAGGTCTGCCCAACAAGCCGATCCCGCTGGCCGACAGCAGCGTCCACGTCCCTGGCCCGAGCGCCACGGCCCGCAAGGCGGCGCGCGACTACATGGCCGAGGCCGGGCTGCCCTACGAGCCGCCGACCCAGTTCAGCAGGGTCGACAAGGAGAAGGCCGGCAAGATCGCCCAGGCTTTCGAGGACATGAAGCACGAGCCGGATAACCCGGCTGTGCAGCGGTCCTACGGCGCCCTGATCGACGAGACGATGGCGCAGTGGGAGAAGATCAAGGCGACCGGCCTCAAGGTCGAGTTCAACCCGCCGGGCACCGACCCTTACGGGTCGAACCCGCGCATGGCGATGCAGGACATCCGCCGCAACAATCACCTCTGGGTATTTCCGACGTCGGAGGGTTTTGGAAGCGGCGCCGAGGCCGCTGCGGCCATGCGCGAGAACCCGATGCTACGCCCGACCAACGAGGTGATCAGCGGCCAGCCGGCCGTCGCCAACGACATTTTCCGGATCGTTCACGACTATTTCGGGCACTACAAGGAGGGCGTCGGCTTCCGCGCCGAGGGCGAGGAGAACGCCTGGAAGAGCCACTCGGCCATGTACTCCGAGGAGGCCAAGCCGGCGATGACATCGGAGACGCGCGGTCAGAACTCCTGGGTCAACTTCGGCCCGCACGGTGCCAAGAACCGCTCTGCCTCCGGCGGCGATACGCACTACGCCCCACAGAAGATCGGGCTGATGCCGGAGTGGACGTTGCACGCCGGCGGCAAGGGCGGCAGGACCGCAGCGGCCATCCTCCTGGCTGGCGAAAAGCGCGGCGGGTTCTACAGCAAGGCCCTCCAGGCCGCCGAGGACAAGCTGCCGGAACAGTTCACGCCCGCCCAGGCGATCGCCACGCTCAAGCAGGCGGGGCTCAAGGCGGAGGAGCTGAGCCCGATCGAGGCCCACCTCCAGAGCGAGGCCGACGCCCGCGCCAAGCCGGGTTCGAACCTGCCGCCGAAGATGAGCAAGGCCGACCTGCTCGACTACATCCAGGAGGGCATTCCCGACATCAAGGAGCGCTGGTATGGCGGCAACCGCCAGAACTGGAGCGTCAGTCTCGATGACGACGGCTTCTACCGGATCGTGGATGAGGAGGGGGAGCCCGCACCAGGACAAAGCGATCTCTTCGCCAGTCATACCGAGGCTGAGCGGCACCTGGAAAGCCTGGGTGGCAACGAACAGCCGGCCCGCTTCACCAAGTACTCGCTGGAGGGCGGCGAGAACAAGCGGAACCTGCTCTTGCAGACGCCCTTGGGCGAGCCCGACAGGTGGGTGGTGCTCGACAGCGAGGGCTACATGGGCCCTGAGCAGTACGCGACGAAGGAGGAGGCCCTCCAGGCGTCGCGCAAGGTTGGCGGATCGGTCAGTCAGGTTCCCGGCACGGGTGGCGGCCACTACTACGGCCCGCACTGGGACAAGGAGGGCGAGGAGGACACCTTCGCTCACGCCCGGCTCGACGATCGCGAGGTGGTCGTTCCCGGTTACGTCGTCGAGAACGCCAAGTCGGGCAAGAGAGGGCCGGTGTTCCACTCGTTCGAGGAGGCCCAGAATTACCGGGAAGGGCTCGCGCATAAGCAGGACACGATCGTCGTCAAGACGAAGAACACGGTGAAGGCCCAGCACACCGACGAGGTGCAGTCCGACCTGCACCAGGAGGGCCGCAAGAAGGGCTACAACACGCCCGAGGCCCATGCCGAGTTTGCGCGGCTGAAGGAGGCTGAGGGCAAGGCCTACGACGACTTCTACAACGAGAAGGACCGCATCGATAAGGAGGTGTTCGGCGACGACTATCGCAGCGCTCTCGTTGCCGGCAGGGACAAGACCTCGGCCGCCGGTCGGAAGCTCGCCAAGGCGATCGCCGAAGATCCCGCCTACAAGGCCGCCAAGGCCCGCTGGGAGGATGCGGTGGACGACGTCGCGGCGGGCGACCCCAAGGACAAGCCCCCAGCAGCCCCCTTCCAGAAGAGCGAGGCGTGGACCGGGCTGGTGTGGAAGAAGCTGATCCAGGAGGCCGTCGCCAACGGCAAGGACTGGGTCACCTGGACGACCGGCCAGATGCAGAACGATCGCTACCGGATGAGCAACCAGATCAGCTCGCTGCACTATGAGCCGGTGACTAGCGGGACTAGGACGAAGTATGTTCTCAAGGCTAGGACGTCCGATCGCGGCGATGCCGTTGCCATCAATCACGGTGAGCCGATTCGCGCGAAGGATTTGGGGGATTTCGTTGGACAGGAGTTGGCCGGCAGGATCGTCAAGGGCGAGGGCGAGGCGACCGAAAGCGGCAAAGTGATCTCCGATCTTGACGTCAACGTCGGCGGTAAGGGGATGGAGGGCTACTACGACGACATGACGCCGAAGATTCTGAAGAAGAATTTCGGCAAGTATGGTGTGAAAGAGATCGAGAAGGCCGAGCCGGTCGGGGTGAAGCCGACGGTCGATAGACAGGCGCAGGAGGCGGCCAGGGCAAAATACGGGGACGCTATGGGCGGCGCCGTGAAGGAGCGCGATGCCGGCCTCGCCGCTGCCGCCGCGCGCCTGGAGCGCGATCCCGAGGTCGCCCAGGCGATCTGGCGCAAGTACAACGAGGCCCAGCACGATGCGCTGGCCACATACAAGGCCGAGGTCGCCGCCGCATCCGAGCCGGCTGTGCTCCACGCCATGTACGTCACGCCGGCCCTCAAGGAGGCCGCGCAGAACGAGGGCTTCACGCTCTACGCCGGGGGCAACAAGAAGGCTGCCATGTTCGGGCTCCTGCGCCCCGCCGAGGAGGGCAACAAGCTCGGCTTCGCGCCCGACCTGCGGGTGAGGGTGCCGCGCCCTGGCGCCTTACCCGACAAGCCGCTGATCACGCAGACCACGACCAACAAGAACGCTCCCGCCCAGCTCCAGAACATCGACCTCATCCTGGCCGGCTTCCCGAAGGCGACCGACACGCCCAAGGACTGGTCGAAGATGATGGCGCACGCCTTCGCCTCCGACGAGGTGCCGGTGCCGCCCTACGCCTTCATCCGCGACGTCAACAGCGACGGTGCGGCGGCCAAGATCAGGCTGCTGACGCCTGGGCAGGTCGCCGACGCGGATGGCGGCTTCGCCTTCGCTCGCGAGATGCGCGACGCCTATGTCAATGGCGAGCTGAGCCCGGCCGACACTGGCAAGCTTTTCATGTGGTCGTTCCTGTCGCGGGGCGTGTCGCCCTACACGCAGGAGAGCCTCTTCATCGATGCGTTCGAGGGCGCCGACCACTGGATTCAGAAAGCCGCCGACGGCGACTTCACCAAGGCCGATCTGCCGGCCTACAAGGAATGGGCGGCCACGACGGCGCCGAAGGGCAGTGGCCAGCCGGGCTCCGGCTCCATGCACAACCTCAACGCCTTCGGAGGCACCTTCCTCCTGAAGATGGCTCGCCGGGGTGCGGACGGCATCTCCAATCTCCAGCGCCTGCACGACATGCTCTCCGATCCGAACATGACCGGCGCGAAGATCCGGCGTGAGTTCCTGAAGTTCGGCGAGGGCGTCGGCATCGACAACAAGGTCGTGTCGTTCACGATGCTCGTCGCCGGGCACCCCGACGTC